ATACTTCAGGGAATTCCAAGGAGTAACACCATCACCAATTTTGATGCGCGAGGTGTCGAGTTCGATACCGAGCTCGCCCTGAGCAAGAATAGGGTTGACGTTTGCCCACTGCTGAGCACCGTCACGTCTTAGCTGAATTCTATTTGCCATTGTTTATATTAACGCTAGCGTGGCACAAAGGTCTCTTTGTTTATTTATGCTAAAACAAAAGGGGACCCAGTAGGTCCCCTAAAATCATTCTTCTTCTGTTTGTTGGGGTTGCTCTGGGCTATCTACAGGATAAAGATATTCCAGAGTCTCAATAGCACCCATCAGTTTAAGTGCTGTGTTTTCATTTTCTCTGATTTTTGCTTGCAGTTTGCGAGTTTCTTCTGCAATAGCATTATATCGATCACGGAACCCCTTCAGCAGTTCTTCGGGGCTTTGTTGTTCACTCACTTCAGCGGGCATTAACTATTCTCCTTATTTACTAATTGCGAAAGCAGATCTTTAATCTGATCCATGTCAGATTTTAGACCATTAATCTGTGTTTGTAAAGAACCAATGTGCTCTTTATTTTTCTGCCTAGCCAGATATGACTGCATGTATTTATCATATGCATCATCATTGTTCATAATGATGGCATTGCTTGATGGGTCTCTGTAAAGGGACTCATCCCCATCAACGGGGATGAGTTCTTTTTTCGATGGTAGTGTCATTATGTTGCGAAAGCGATAGTGCGAAGATCTCTAATAATTGGAACGTTTGCTTGGTTGGAAGACTTCATAACAAGTTTGATTTGGTATGAAGTAAATTCCAGACCCTCAACCGTAAATTCATAATCTTCATATTCTTCACTACCAATTGTAGTTGTAGAACCTGTATCTGGTGTTGGAATAAGTGTGTATCCTAACTGTTCGATAGGCTTCTCATCACCAGGCTTTTGGATTCTGTAGTAAACTGCTACATTAGCATCGCCAAATCTTCTAGCGGAATAATAAACTTTGATAGATCTGGATGTATTTGCGAGTCTAACAACTCTGGTAATGTACACAGCCTCATTCTGATCTCCAGATGGGAGAAGAGATACATCAGAGGTTGGATCGATCTCAGACTGCAGACCGAGAACTTGAGCACCACCAGGCCAACGGTTGATTCTATTGGAAGTCGTTACCAAAGAGATTCTATCCAAATCGATTACAGGTGTGAGTCTTTCATCTTCACTACCATAATCAACTCTCATACTGAAGGACTTTCTACCCTCAAGCTTATTATCTTCATTGATCTGGGAGCAAATAATTCTTGGATTGTCAAAAATATTTGACTGACCAAGTTGGACTTCATCGTAAGAACCATTATTAATAAAGGATGCTTGATCCACAACGTTTCCACTATCACCAATAGAAGTGCCAGAGGTTGTATTGGCTGTTACAGAAATGTTAGTTTCTGGGAAGTCTACTGCATGGACAGAAGGTGTAATGGTCTCAAATGGAATATTTTGAGTTGCTGTCACACCAGCACCACCAGAACGAATACCAACATTTGCTACAGAAGTTGTAGTTAATGTGTATGAATCGAGAGTGGGATCATCAAGAGCAGTATGGACTTTGTTAATCTCTGTCAGTGGAATACCATCGAGGTTATAACATTGCACTTGAGATCCTGCAGGCCACTCTTGTGGTGCAGTACCATCCATACCCCTACCAGAAGTTGCGACAGTAATTGTATTACCAGTTGCGTTAATAGCACTGTATGCAATGATTTCGTGAGGGGTGTCCCAGTTGTTATATGCCTCAGTGGAAGAATCTGAACCAGGGATAGCGGTATTGTCTCTTATATATTCTGCAGGAATAATTTTAAGATAGCCAGGATTTGTGGCATTGATACTAGATCCATTAATAATAGTGTGGAATGCAGAAGCGTCCTGAACACTAATCGAAGTAGCAGTCGAAGAAAGAGTAGATGTCAGAATAGTTGGGGGAATCTCGGACTCAACGCCTTTAATTTCCACATTATTTGCTCTACTGTGCATACCGTGGTTAGGATGGAAGACATGAATCTTCTTATCCGTTGTTCTTGCCTGTGGGGTAAGAGTTGGATATGCGGTGAAAGAGTCTCCACTGTAAGTTGCACTTGAGATTGTGCCAGAAACACCTCCAGGCTCTGTAATCGTATCGTTTGCAGCATCAAACTGACTATCAACGTAATTCGCTGTAATCGTTTGCGTGATGTTATCGTAGTTTGTTACAACAGCGGTAGCACCAGAAGAGGAGCCAGTGATAACATCGCCAGGAGCAAAATCACCATTATTCACTGTGGACATAACCAGAGTGACGGTAGACTGAGAAGACTTCAGACTTTGGAAAGGATCACCTTGACCATCGATAAAGCCTTGAGCAAATGTGCCAACAATATCTGTAATCAAAAGAGTCTGTGGATTTGCAGTTGCATCAAACTCAAGAATAGTTGCCTCAGCATTTGATGGTGTCTGAACAATTCGTGCACCAACCGTAAAGTTGTACGAAGTATCCACAGGGAGAGTGAGAATTTGCTTAGGTTTGATTGTTGTGATAGGATTATTAATCAGAGACAGAATACCCTGATTCGCCAAACCAAGCTTAGCATTGTTAAATACGGCTCTTGCAGTTACGGAAGTATCGAAAGATGCGCGTCGCAAAGTAAACTTCAGATCTTCGTACTGATCTGGACTCCATGTCGAAGCATTCTGAGACTTAAATAGAACACCAGCATAGGGTTGATCGGAAATAGTTCTAGTACCAGTGATATCGATATCACCCATCCTAGAAATCCATACTCTATATTCATTAGAGTCCGAGAACAGAACAAAGCAATATTCTAGATTTGGTTGGAGGTAAACGGGAGCCGCAAATGTGAATCTAGTTGCAATAGATGCATTTTCCGAAACATCAACTTCACTAGGTGTTAAAGTCACATCAGAGAAAGGAAGAACAGCTTTGGTTGGGAAACCATTTTCCATTGGTCTGATATGCATAGAAATTGGAATATTAGTATCTTTTGTCGCAAAGAATACATCAACAGATGTAACAAATACTCCAGTTTCTTCTTCCAGCTGGAAAGATTGCGCCAGAGGGTCACCCCAGTTGTTAACCCAGCTCCATTGTCTAACATTTCTAATAACTCTGTTTTGCGAAACTGTATCTCTAACAAGCTCTGCATTACGAACCGCAAGAATATTTTCTTGCAGAGTATTAAGAATACCCCTTGCTTGATACTGAGCTTCACCTGAAGAGTCAACACTTCCAGGAAGTCTACTATCATCCTCAAGCGCAGTGAGTCTAAACACTCTGGTTCCAGTTGCCCATCTTGGATTAGAATCATTTTGTGGGTTTGGAATAAAGAAAGTGCCTTGTACAGTGCCGAGTTGGTTTGTAACGATGCGGCGATCCTTTACAATTGCTCTCGCACCAGATGTTTGGCCAAGGAGAATTTCACCCACTCTTATATTTCCAAAGAAATCTGAAGAGACAGTTCTTGCCATCGCATCAATATCGATGTTTAGAACTGGGGTTTGAGATGCGTAAGAATCTGGAAGATTTTCGCTAGCTGTAGCATATGGATTAGTTGCAGAACCATCATTAGGAGCAACAACTTTAAGTCTTGCACCAGATGTGGTGCCAACAACAGTTTCTCCGATGATAAAAGGAGTTTCGTTTGTTCTGGGATCTTCAGAAGAGTTCTTGACAAGTTCGATCAGTTTTGGCGTGATGTACTGAGAAATCTTATCACCATCAAAGAATGCAAACATTCTAGTTTTTGGCTTAAGTCTTACTGCAGTAAAGCCAATGTTTCTAGAACGAATCCAAGGAACAAAAGAAGAACTGATAATACGATCTCCCAGTGACTGATTGTCAATTCTGGAAACTACTCTTGTCCTGAGACCAGTACGAGTTTGGCGAGTTGTAGTTGTAACTCTTTGCCAGCCGCCCCACCACCAAGCTCCACCTTCTCTTCTGGTTCCTTGCCAAGTTGTCTGCCAAGCATTCCACTGAATAGGAGCAAAACCTTGGTTATTTGCATTTAGCCTTTGTCGAGTTGCCTCAAAGTCGCCCTCAATGTTGACGACACGAGCGGGAGCACGAGTTGTATCAGTCCAGTCGTCAGATGTAGGAACAAGATCAACCCTACCAATAAACGTAAACACATTAAATGGGTTTACGTTTTCTTGGCGTGATGCATAAGGTTGGCTAATTACATCAATTTCTTCATAAGGAAGTGTTAGAATATTTGCAGGATACTTCTGAATATTTGTAGACTCACTTTCATTTAGTTCCAGCGCAACGTTAGTTGTGAAGTGCGATGGTCTACAAATACCACCATTGATATCAATAGACGCTTTGTAATCGATATTATTTGTTGCAGAAGAGCTATGGTCTGTGAAGTCATCAACAAGGATACCATTCTTCAGTCTATCAAACCCATCTGCATCATATGCTTTTACATTTAGTGCATCATTTTCCAGCAGGGATAGAGTAGTATAATACTCGATAGTTCTCAGACGCGATTCGATCTGACCAATATCTTCCATGGTATATCTGCGCTGCTGATGCAGTTCGATATAAATGTCTTCATTTACATCATAGACATATGGTCTATATGTAATAGTTGCTAACAACATCGCATTATCGATGTTTTCGGGGAGAGTTGGGGTCTCTGCGGGGACTCCCATTACCAGATCTAACAGACCTGTATGAGTCATAAACAGTTTATCTCTACGAGCAAGATAGTATTCATAGTCAAGACGAATCTCTTCTTCTACCTTGGGGATATTAAAGATAGTCGAGCCACCAGCACCACCTGTGCTAGTAAACACACGAGAATCGAAGTCAAGAGAAATACAATTGGTAAAGTATGGCTGCTCCACAGTACCAGAACCAGATGCAAGCTCACCTACAGCAGGTCTGAAGTCGAGGGTGTCTGCCAAATATCTGGTGTTATTGTCGCCTATGATTCTAGGAATCTCAGAATATCTGATACCAGAATACGACTGATTGGAGAAGTAATCACCAGATGCTTCGTGAATGAAGTAGTCAAATACGACCGCAAGTTTTCTACGGGGTTCGGGAGTATTCTTCTTTCTGACCAGGGTAGAAACGCCATAATAGAAAGAAGTTTGATTGGTATCCAACTCAAAACTTGCTGTGATGTTTCTAGAACCTCTATTCAGAGAACCATCAGCGTCATCAATAACCGCTACGAGGGGATTATCTGCATCATCAACACCATCGATGGTTTCGCCGAGGTTAAAGAATTCGGAACTTACTGGTACTACATAAAGACGCAGGTTATTTGAGTTAAAAGAAACTACTCTTGCACGAGCACCACTTGTCCTACCCACAACAATAGAACCATTATCAAAAAAGACGTTTTCTGTCAGAATCACATAAGGAATTTGTGCTTCATTATCGTCATTCGATTCATATACGGCATGAACCTTATATACATCATTAAGTGCGAATGAAATCTCTTCATCCTCAATACGAGTGCCGTAGAGATTGCCATATGCCAGACCATAATTAGTCACATCAGTCTGGTTTCTGGTGCGAACAACCTTCATGACTCTCATTTTCGCAGCAGTCTTGATCTTCTTGGAAACGCTGTTGATCGAGACAGCAGCTGTCAGAGTCACCTGAGAGATATTTGCACTACCACCAGTACCATCATTAAGACCAGAAATCTGCAGAGATTGTCTATTAGCACCAAAAGAAACTGAGATGGTTGGATTGAGTTTTTCAGACTCAAGCTCAATATCAATATTGGTTCCAGGTGTCCAACCATAACCAGTATTGGTGTTAGAGCCTTGAGTGATGGTTAGAATATAGTTCTCGGTATCAAGAGCAGTGAACTGTTCATTTTCTGGAAGCGTAAATGTTACGTCACCAGAAGTGATTTGCTTGTTTGCAAATGTCTTAAATACAACAAACGATTCATCGCTGACAGACTTAATTGCCTCTCTAGGCATGTCTATAGCAAGTTCGCCGTTTTGGGTTGTTTTCTTAGTGAAAATTGGACGCAGACGAACAAACTGTGCAGATGGATATTCACCGTCAGGAACAGTACCTTTTGTTCTTGATACATCAAGAGTAGCAGTCTGTTCACTAAAATTAAAGATTACAGGTGTGCCAGCATCTTTCTTATTGGAGATGCTATAGCCAATATTCGCTGCATCAATACGAGTAATTCTCAAAGAATTGGTTCCCTTAAAGTCGGTAGAAGTTGTAGTTACAACTTCGCCAGGACGAAGAGAAGTTGAGAAGCTAGTGCCAAAACCACTTACTGTCTGAGTGCCAGCTTGATCGACAGTGATTGTCACGCCAGGAATTGCTTCTGCCTTGGTGAGTGCAATAGATGCAGTAAAGACTACTGTGTTATCTGTTGGCGACGCCCTACCAACCACCGATCTAGCATCCGATTGGTCATATTTCCAAACAGCATCAACTACGTCAAGAACTCTACCGTCTCTCTCTACAACTTCACCAATTTGGAATTCGCCAGATACTTCACTAAGCAATGCATTGTCACCAGATGCGGCGTAAACAAAACCTCTAGCGCCAGACTGACGACCAACAATAACTTCACCTGCATTAAGTGTTTGGCTGCTAGCGAAGTTAATAGCAGTAAACATTTGCACATCAAACATGTACAAGCGGTATCTACTACCGTCAACTTCTAGCTGAAGTGTTCTTGCCTTACCGATGATATTACCCTGGACAGACGAAGATGGTCCAGTACCAGACCAATCATCACGAAGTTCGATAATCTGATAGCAGTTTGATACACCTTCACCAGAAATTCTAGGCCAACCCCAGATATCGTAAATTTCTGTAGATTGAGAAAGTTCTACAGGAACAATCTGATTCTGCTTTCCTACGAATGTCCTGGTCTTGGGAGCATCAACATATGTTGTTGATAGAGTCTCTTGTCTATACCCCTTTACATAACCGACGCCAGGACCAACTTCCAGAATGGCATAATCTTCAGAAGCAATATTGCCATCTCTAGATACTGTACCAGCAGAATACACACCATTATTAAAGAAATCGTTGAGATGTTCCCTTGGTCGAACATCAAACTGTTTGACGACATAATCGCCATTAGTCTCAAATGTTCTCAGAGCGGCAGTTCTTTCGATTTCATTGTACTCAGTTCTATTAACAAACTGCTCAACTTTAGCATTGTTAATTCTGAGAAGTTCGATGAAGTTGTTATCTGTATCATCACCTAAAGGCTTCTTGACCAGAGTGGTTTTAATTCTCAGACGGTGGCCACCAGGAGCAGTATAGTTAGAAGAACCAATCGCATTATCTGTCAGAGATGGATCGTCTTCTGGTGTGATGATAGACTCAGATACATCAAAGCCAACACGGTAAGATGGATTACTACCGTATTGATCCAGAATGATGTAAGAAGAAGGCACGTCAACAAAATGGCCTCTAATGAAATAGACACCTTCGTTAATATATGCCGTGGATCCGACAGCAGCTGCATTAACTGGGAGTAGTTGTGCAAAAGGTGATCCGACCTCAATCAGAGTATTGCCAAATGTAATTTCGTTCTCTGCAATCAGTTGCTCATTGTTCTGGAATCTCTTAATTTCAGAATTAGATACAGTGTCTCCAGACTCAAAATATTTCAGATACAGTGTAATATAACCACGAGTAGATTCTGTTGCGGGAATAGAATAGATGATCTTAGCTTTAATGCCAGTAGTAAGACCCTCGATAATTCTCCCTGTAAGCTGCTGACGATAAGTCTCAACATCTACACCAAGGAAAGATTGTTGCAGCAAAACACAGTCAACATACCTGTCGTAACCGATTTGGCCAGGGATGACCATTGCACCTTCCTTAAACAGGTGCTGACCCATAGATTCGATCTGGTTCTGCAGAATCGATTGCATGGTAGTAAGTTCTCTAGCCTGAATTGGAAATCCAGGTCTAAAGAGAACTCTATAGAAATTCTTGTCCTTATCGAAATCGTCGAAATAAGGGGAAATGTTAAGGTTAGTATTCTGGGGCATCTTAGAACTCGATTACGATTTTGATATCCTCGATTTGGTCACCAGCGCGAGAAATTGCGCCTCTGTTATCTATGTAGATGATTTCTCCAGAGTTAGGTTCTACCTCTGGTTTTGCATATCCATTAGTAAATGCCATACCAAGGTCATACTCAGTGTTGTTAATAACACGAGTAGAAATACCAGAAATGATTGGGAAGTTGATATCGGGGTCGGCAGATGTGCCTGATGTGGAGCCTACAATTGGGTTACCACCCTCAAACTCAACCAGATTACCAGTGATTTCTGGGAACACACCATCAATTCTATTTTGATAATACTTCAGAACTTTTGTGGTATCATTCCAAGAGATTACACGTCCACGAGCTGTAACTTGCTGACCGCCGACAGTTCTAGACTGTGTGATAATTTCATCCGTCTGGAACTGGCCAGTAAAAGTTGGAGAGAAAATTACAGCCCTAGTTGCAGACAGAGTAACCGCCGAAGTGAGTTCTGTTGTGCCAAATCTGTTAGGATTGATAACAAGACCAATGCGGCGATAATCGTTATCTGTCGGGAAATCGCCAGAGCCTTCATCATATGTAAACTTAGTGTTAATCATCACACGATATCCCCCAAGCTCTTTGTCGGGTTCAGAACCATGACCATTTTCGGGGGGAATGATGACATCGATCGATGCGCCAGTACCAGTACCAGCGCCAATACCGTTCACTTCGTCGATGATAATTTTACCGAAGGTATAACCAGAACCACCAGAGGTTACAGTTGCATTAACAACTTTACCACCATCGACAACAAGGGAAACACGACCACCAACACCATCACCTTTGATGGGTACGTTTTCGTATGTACCATTATTGTAGCCAGTGCCAGAAGCTTGGATAACTACAGTATCAATCTCACCACCAACAGCGTCGCTAGTAACTGCAACGTCGCTGAGAACAGGCATGTAGTCGTTTGAGAAGAACTTCAGAACCTGACCGACAGGGATTGTATACAGGTACTTCCAGCGATATCCATCTGCAGTTGTGATGATGGAAGTTGATGTTCCTGTTGGTTCGATGGTAGATGGCTTACCGTTAGGATCAGATGGGGAGGTGCCATTATAGATGCACTTATACACCTGATACTGTGAATTTACCACATAAAAATCCGCATCATACAATTTGGTAGCACCAGACGATGCAGTTTTTGTGGAAGAGTAGTCATGACGATACATGTCATAGACATAGCCCAAACCACCAGTAGTCTGCTCTGGGGGAGTCCAGTCAATACGACGAATTACCTGAATCGTGTCATTAGCGAGAACACGCTTCATAGAAATCATATCATCATAAATGTCGGAGAACTCTTGGAGAGAATCTACTGGCGTTGGAGGGGCACTCTCATTATCCCACTCTTGTGGGCGGCCAATAAACACATAAAGACGATCTCTAGAAGCTCCTGCTTCCAAATCAGACTGCGTGGGTACGGCACCCTCAAGAGATTTGATAAACCTCTTGGCAGTAAAAATTCTAAATTGGTCCGTAAGAAGTGCCATTGCTTAGTTACTACCTTCCTTTTATTTATGATGTTTATTCGGGTTCGTTTCTGACGATATTAGTGAATTCTTGTCTCAAGAACTCTGCAGATGCGCCAGAACTTTGACCATTGAGTGTATCAGCTGATGTAAACTTATACTCCAGTTCGTTGTTCGTTAGATTTTCGAGTACGAGAACCACATAATCACCAACACCATCCCACTCATTGCTGAATGAGACGACAGTTCCAGAAACTCCAGTAGAACTACCAACTACTTGTTCACCCTGAACGAAAAACGTATTGTTCCAATTCTTAAGGATGAAAGTGGAAGTTGCTACATGCTCGATACCATCTCCCAGTTGTCCTGCTGACTGTACAGTTGCAACCAGGGGAACAAGGTTTGAGTCATAGATTTGATCTCCCTGTTGGAAGAGTGTGGTGTTTTGACCCCCTACAGTTTCCTCGATACCATAGAGAGATGATGCAATACCACCATCAAGATTGATTTCATTCTCAAAGTCTGTACCAATATTTACAAGGTCAATGATTCCATCACCTTCACCATCTAGTTCATCATTATCCTCAAATGTAAAATCTTGTAGTATGCTGATAGGATCCTCAAAAACATATATTCTCGATCCTTCAGACTCAATCAAAACGTGAGGTGATACGCCAGTCCCACTAGATCCAGCAACACCAGCAATAAACTGGATTACTGCGGTCTTTTCATTTGCACGACCGCCATCAATAAATGCAAGTTCATCTACCTGAAAAGTTAAGAAAAGCTCTCTGGTTTCTGGTCTCCAATCGTATACAATTGCAACTTTATTGGATTTGTCCTCTTCTACTCTTCTAAGACGATCCGAAACTGTAAATGAATAACTGGAGATGCCATTTTCATTATCTGCAAGATTATCTAGAATAACGCGCTGGTCATATCTGAAGTTAATACCTCTAGAGCAGCCAGTGAAGCTAATTGGAGTTTTGCCTGTGTACCTGATAATCTCCTTACCAATCTGAAACTTGCCAGATCCAGGGAATGCATTTGTAGTTTCTACATAAAGAGTTGTGTCTGAAGGGCCAGCATCTCGGATAAGACCTGTCAAATTAAAGAGCGTAGAAACCAAAGAAGTTCTATTTCTTTGGGTACGAATGAGATTAGTATCTCTGGTGAAGATTACTTGTGGTTGGGAAGTGTAACCACCACCAGGATTGAGAAGTTTTATTTCTTTGATTCTACCTAGCTCAATGATAGCTTCTGCCTCTGCACCAGAGCCACCACCACCAATAATCTGAATCAGAGGTGGAGTCTCAAAGAATTCACCTTCATTTGTTACTCTGATGTTGCTAATTTGACCAAATGTGTTGACAGATGCAACACCAGTTGCGCCCTGGCCACCACCTCCACTGATAACTAATGTGACATCATCAGAATCATAATTTCTACCAGTGGACTCGATAGTTAAACCAGTAACACCACCTGTTACGGGAACAAGTTCTGCCCCAGAACCGCCACCACCTTCCAGTCTTGCGCTAGCACTAAAATAACCATCTCCAGGCTGTGTTACTTGTAGGAAAGACACAGATCCATCTTGATTTAGATAGATTTGAGCATCTGCCTCAATAATATCTGTATCATCGCTTTCGATAATCAGACGAAGAGGATCGTACCCTTCACCTGGATCGATAACATCAACAGAAAGAATCTCTCCATTATTACCGATTACTGGACGCAAAACTGCGTCTCTAATGGGAGTTCCAGCATTAGAGACAGTGAGCCTAGGTGGATCATTTTTGTCATAACCAGAACCACCATCTATAACGATGATATCTTTAACACCAAATACGCTGTTAAAAACTGGTTCGATTACTGCGCCGCTTCCAGGTACTATTCTTGCCATTAGACCACTACGATATTACCGATCATTCCTGCATGGATAGTGCATTGATATACATAAGTAGTTCCTGGAGTCAGAGTCATAGGAACTGTGTATGTTGTGGTTCCAGAGGAAGAACCACTCACACCAGCAGTAACTGGAGCTCCACCGTCGCTAAATCTAATCTCAAATGGGTGAGAGCCGCCCGTTGTGTTATTAAATTTGTATGTAAACCCTCTATACACATAGAAAGTAGGTCCATCAGTTGCAGAGTCTATTCCAGGTCCAGTAAATCTGTACGCAGTTGATCCATTTGCAGTTACAGAATAATACAGAGTTGGAGAAGGTGTTGTTGTATACTCAGTTCCATCATAAAGGAGTGAATGACCTTCTGTACCAGATGGAAGCGTAATAGTGCTGTCAGCATTGATTGTAAGAGTGCTTCCAACTACAGATGTAGTCAGACCAGATCCACCAGCAATCGTAAAGGTATCCGAATCTGTAGTTGCAGTATAAGAACCAGTATCACCAGCAACTGTCTTCAGAACATCCTGAACAATGTTTGGGGATGTATTTGTAATAGTAATAGCACCTGCATTTAGATTAGTGCTAATACCAGTACCACCAAGAAAATCTAGTGAGTCTGTGGTAATGGTTGCTGATGTTTGACCATTGTCAGCACCAAAAGTTGTAAATACGTTTTGATCTGGATCGCCCAGAGAGCCAGTCATGGTGATTGTCAGTGTATCACCAGATAAAGAAGTGGAGATATTAGTTCCACCAACAATATTCAGAGTGTCATTGGGAGCACTTGCTGTTGTGCTACCAGTGTCTGCAGTAACTGTCTCAAAAAGATTTGGTGTGACGGGATCTCCACCATTAGTTGTTGTGGAATCATTGGCAGGCTGCCATGCTTGATTTGTAGCATTCCACTTTAAGACTTGCCCATCAGCAGGTCCACCACCCACGGTAGTATCAACGTCAGACAGAGCATTGATACTGTCGTTTTCATCTACAAGCTTGATCCACGTTGCATTATGCGCAAAATAACCCTTTCCAGTTTCGTGCACATGAGCAAACATGCCGTGGTGTACAGACGCTGGAGGAAGGTCTCCAAAAGTATCATATGGTGCATACCACTTTAGGTAACCATCATCACCATCAATATAAGTGTATGCAGAGCCAGTTCCTCCAGCCCACAACTTAATATCACCAGTTCCAGTCTGGTGAAAAATCAAGTCGTCTGTGGCATCAGACACGATCTGATTGCCATTAGTATCAAGATTGCCAGTCAGAGAATCAAGATCTCCACCGCGAAAAGCTGGGGTTGGGGAAGATGACCACTTCAGTACCTGACCATCAGTAATGCCAGGACCAATATCAAACAAGATATCAGTGCTATTACCTAGACGGTCATAGAGCTCATCAAAATTTGAGTTATACTTAATGGCACCGTCTCTAAGACTATCACCTGTCCCATCATTTGCCGAAGATCCAATACCGACTAGCTGCTTTGCCATAGTCCTTTAGATTTTTACAGTTCTATTTATGTTGCGTCAAAGGAGACGCCAGTAGTATCAAATCTGAGACTGGTGGAAGAGAAGTCTTCCGCCTGTTGCCCAGAGCCAATACCAGTAACAGTTAATACCACAACATCACTTTCCAATGGAGAATTTTGTGCTGGTGTTGCACCAATAGGACCACTGACTGTGCACTTATACCTGTAACCAGACATGTATGCAAGAGCAGTAAATTCTAAAGTATTGGAAGTTGCGCCATTAATTGTTGCATATGTAAATCCACCATCAGTAGATCTATACCATTGATATCTCTTTGGTCCATCTTCGGGTGAGATAGATGCAAGAGTTGTAAATGACACAGTTTCCCCAATAGGAGTTGTTGCGTTTTGTGGTTGCAATGTAATCCTAATTGTTGGGGGAATGACTTCTCCGCCTCCGTCTGTTGGTGGGGGTGGGGGTGTTGCTGCTCCATTGTTAAATGGCTGATCTAGAATCTCTCTAGAGGTTGATCCCATAATGTAGGGAAACACTGGGATCAACTCATCTTCCGATCCCAGTTCTGTGGATAGAAAATAAGCATAAGTTCCATTAGGATATTCTGGTGTCACACAATGTCTACCATTATGATAATCTAGATTACCTAACCCTTCACTATATTCCCAATCCTCTATCAAAGAGCCTGCTGGTGGGTTTTGTAGTGTTGATCCGTATGCTGGTCTTCCAGGAACTTCTTCTGATCTAATTCTGTAAGAACTACTTGCAAGAATAATATTTGATGTATTAACCCAAGGATCTTCATAACAATAAGGTCCGTAAATTGGAAATCCATCAAAAGCAATTCCTAGAATTTTGGAATGACCATCTGGATGCCTCAGATTATCTCCATTGTATTGTGTGAGACCATAATAATCATTATATGAAGCAATTATATTGTTTTGCTTCCAACAATCAATAAAATTTGTATCATTGTAGTGATACTGTCCTGACGATTCTGGGTTTCCACCACAAGCATCATCTCCAAAATTTATTGGAGATTCTTCATAATGTGAATTCCAACTAAATCCAGCTGGAGGGTTGCCAACATCACCACTACTGGGATTGTAGAAAACAACACCGTTAGCAGCAACACCAATAGCACCTAATGGAATTTCATTTCTAGCATTGCGCTGATCATAATAAACATAAGTTCCAGAGTATTCTGTTCTTGTATACTCAACAATAAGCTCTAAGTATTGATCACTTGCTCTCCAAAATTGACCAGCTGTTGTGGTTTGCGTTGTTCCTGTATACACAAACACTTGCCTTCTTTCTTCACTTGTTCCACCATCAAATATGAAAAGAACTCTATCCCCAGTATCAATTTGATTTCCAAGAAGTGAATTGTCGTTTACTGAAAGTGGAATCTGAATAAGATATCCATTCTGTGTGAACGAATTGTCGTCAAAAGTTCTAGTAACTCCAAAAGTTCCACCACGATAATAAAAATCATGCCTAAAGTCTTGCTCAGTAACCAAATTTGGGTTACTGGCATTTGGAAAAGTACCGTAGGAGATGGGATCTGGGAGCCCATCTCCTTCTACGATAATGATCTTAGTCGCGGGATTAAATTCAGCAGTTGCTGTCATTGGACTTTTTATCTATTTATTGGAAGATCTGAGTAGGATCAAAATCTGTCAGAATGGTTGCACCAGTCTGAACTGTAAAGATGATCGAGTTGGAATATACAGGTGTTGCTCCAGCAGCAGTGATCGCGACGCGATATTCGTCACCATCATCAGCCTGAGTTGCAGGACCAGTTGTGTATACTGCTTGATTTGCACCCGTAATGTTATTCCAATCGGTCTCACCATACTGCTTACGCTGCCATTGATAATTCAGAGGAGTAGATCCAACTTCGTTAGTTCCACTGATAATAAAGTCTGCAGATATGCTGAATTCAGCGGTATTGCCTTGGTTGATCGTGGTGTTAGTAGGTTGATTTCTAATCACGATATAACCAACATCAATAATGATAGGATTGCCTTGCTGATCAAGTGCTTCACCTGCATATACATCGAATCCACCATTCACTGCGGATCCAGTAGGAGGTACATAATCATCGGGAACTTCTGTCTCTACAGAGACAGAAGCTTTCTTGTAGCCGATACCAGCACTCTTAACGTCAATTCTGGAGATACCCATCAGTGCTCTAATTCGAGCATCGAAGCCAGATGCGGAAATTACATCAACATTTGGTCTTGATGTGTAACCATCTCCAGGAGATGTGATGATTGCACCGTTCAGCTTTCCAGAAACGATATCAGCAATTGCTTCAGCACCGCGACCCTTAACAGTTCCAGTATACTCAAATGTAATCAGAGAGTTGGAAGACTCGATGAGAGCAACCTCACGCTCGTCACTTTCACCTTCGATTTGCAGAACATCACCCGCCTCGATGGGAGGTACAACTGTTGCTGCGATAACGTCTGCGTCCGAACCAATGTAGGAGAACGCAACGAATGTAGATCCAGCACGAGGAATCTCAGCAAAGATGATTCTAGAACCGACAAGCTGGTAGCCAACTCCAGGCTCCTGAATGACACCATTCAGAGAAACGATAATGTTATTTTCTGGGAGAATTGTGTTGGAGGAAACACCCTCTGTCAGTGTCAAGGAGTAGAAACCACCAAGGTATCTCAGGTTAAACGAGGAGCGGAGAGAGTCGAACTCAAAGCTAATATCATCAAGTTGCCTGAGCTTACCAACATAGTAACCGATAAATTCAGATCCAATGCTGGGTGGTTCAGTAAACTGAATTCTGTCGGAGAATGCAGAGTATGCATTTGAGCCACCAGGAGGCTGCAGAACACCGTTAACAAATACCAAGAGGTGACCAGCTGGATCTGGGAAGTATGCTTCGCCATTATTAACTGTCAGCTTAAAGTCAGTTTGTACACCGTCAAATCCACGGAAGAATCTATCACAGCGTCCAAGCAGACCCTTAGACTGAGTTACACCAGCATACCAACCATAATCAGATCTGATTGTGAGGTTTGATGGGAATTCGCCATTAACATCTTCCAGCCAAATTCTTCCAGTATCACCACTGATTTGCTTACCAGCGATGCGACCGTAGGAAGAGTATTCGGTTACTGTTACATTATTAATATTTGCGAGAATAACAGGGAAATTATTCAGGTTCTCAAACTTACCAAGAGCTGTGCCACCAGAAACCAGTTCATTTGGATCTGTAGTTGTAGTGCCATCTGCTGCCGAGCCATATGGCTGAAGGTTGGCAATCCAGATTTTATGAGTTCCAGTATTCTGAGTGTCATCGAAGTAATCGGTAACAACTGCAGTCCATCCAGGAATTTTGGGAACAGTACCGCTAAGGAGATATACAAGATCGCCCTTCTGGAACGAACCAGTATAACCACCATCTCTCACAACATCAGTAACATCACATTCGATTGTCTTTTCGGCATGAATGAATTGGTTGAGCTCGATATCTCTGAAACCAGTTGCTGTGATGTTTGCAATATTCAGAATACGATCTGTGATAGAACCATAAATGATGTCTCCATCGAGGAAGTCGTCGGCAATGGTCTCAATATCAATCTGAATACGACCACCAGTATTTCCAAACAGAGCACCAGCAGAATTCTCATATGATGTGATATCTGCTTCAGCACCATTATTCTTGTTAAAGAACATCTCACCGACAGAGAAAGAACCTCTGTCTGCATTGATTAGAATTCTTTCTGTGCTTGTTCCAGTAATATCTGCTGTGATACCACTATCAACGCCCTCAATAGTGTTTGTGTCGGAGAATACCCCATTCAGATTCTCAACATAAATCCAACCCTGATCACTTTGGTCGCCAGTTAATGTAGATGTTTGTAGGATCGTTCCATAGTTCGTGGGGGATCCCTGAACCTGTACGATCTCGCCATTTGTGAATCTACCAGATGCATTATCAATGAAGAACTTCTGATAAATTTTGATAATTTCAGCTTCATTATTTCTAGTTCTGATAACCTCAGATCTTGCATTAGATGCAGTACCAATGAGGATATCTGCAAGATTAAATCCAGCACTGATTGGGGTGTCGATATCAGGATTGCCGTATACTGCGGAAGTGCGAGTGATACCAGAACGAACGGTTGTCTGTAGGATCATTTGACCCGTGAGACCAGTATCGAGAGCAAAGGCTCTGAATCTAGCATCATGGCGAAGTTCGCGAGCAATCTCAAACCACTGAGGTTGTGCATTCAGAACATAGTAATACTGTTGATCTTGCAGACTCTGCTCAATATCATCAGAAGCTGGAATATACTGAAGAATATCACCGCGAGAGAAGAAGTTTGGACGGTTGATGCGGACAACATTTTCTCTTCTCTCAAACCCAACTTCGATAGTTGGGGTGAGCAGAATAAGTTCAGGATCTGTGTTGTAGTCTTCACCTTCGTCATACAGATTGGTCAAATTCTGAACGTCTGTATTATTGATATAAGTTACAAAGTTTGTGCTTGGTGCCTTAGATCTGCTCAGAGCAAAGTATGCAAGATTGAGGGAGCTGTCAATTCTAAATTCCGAAGACTCCTCTTCATACTCAAATCTGTTGTTAATGGCAGCAGTCAGAGTTTCATCTTGATACAAGTCATATCCATTCCACTGAGCAGCATTATTGTTATCATAGAGAGCACGCTTAACATACTCACGAATGCGAGTTACATAGAACAGAAGATGCTGTCTTGTGACACCCTCAAAGGCAATGAAGTTGCCTTCTCCATCAAACCAAGAGTTAACAACCTTGAGCATACCCTGGTTACCACCAGTATTGAGATCATAAATCAGACCGTCCAGGATGGGATCGGCAAAATCAATAGTTGCTCCAGTTCCAGGATATTGAGTAGATGTTCTCTCAAATGACTTGGCTGAGATCGCTTGCTTATTAAACAGAATGTGTCTAGCACACTTGCGATCGGAGTAAGAACCACCACCAATCGTGTCGATCATTAGATCAAACAGTGCTTCTGCTGCAGTTGTAACATTGTAGCAAGTATAATACTGATATTCAGTATTACTATTCCATGGTGTTTCACGAGTAACTGTAGTCAGATGGCTGGGATTGCCAGCAGCTGCTTCACTAATGGTATTTGTGACAATATCAAACAGTGTTTCGATTGTAGATGCAACTTGAGGGCATGTTTGGTTCCAATCAGCAGCAGCACTATCATAAGTGATAGTGACATCACGAACTGCCATTTCGGGAGTGTACTTGATTGGCCAAATATTTGGCAGTGTTTTTGTGATAGTACCATCCTCAATATTTGTGGGAGTGGTAATCGTATCAGTAACAATTCCAATCAAGTTGCTAATCGCGTCAGCAACATTCTGGCAGTTTGTAACAGTATCTTGAGTTACTGTGTAACCACCTTGATTGTATGGATAGAAATCCAAATCAAGATAGAACTTCTGCGTATAACCATGCGAACCTTGGATCGTGAGAGTATTACCTCTCATAACCTCGATTGCAAGATCTCTTGCCTTCTCAAAAATCCAAATGGATTCTGTAGACTGAGTTGCAATGTGCTGGAGATTGCTATTGTTTACATAGAACTCAGCAGCACGGAAGACCTTATTGTTTCCACCATAACGGAGGTTCCATACCATCGCCTGAAGAACATCAGTTACGTCATGAACGCAATTGATTGCCCCGCCAGGAATAGAAAGACCAGGGAACTGTTGCTGACCCAGATATACTGCTTCTTCAGCAATTAGACGAGTGTTTCTCTCGATAATGTGGGAAGCGTCAATAAAACGATCATCAACTGCATTGCGCTCATAAGTCTCAACATCAACAGCATCGAGAGAAGAAGTTCCGATACCACCAGGAACAGTGGCGCCACCTTCTTCTTCATTATAGATGTAAAGATTATCTCTACCGAGACCGTTTCTGATCGCAAGAATACAAAGTTCAGAAGCAATCTTGTAAGTGTCGATTGCAGCTTCAGCTTCATTCTCAATATGCAGAAGACTTTCATCTTCTGGATTCAGATACAGTTTCGCAGCATCCCAAGTTGCAGAATTGCCACCGAGTCTGAGATCATGGATGATCGCATCAATAACACCCATCACATCAGAAGCGCACTTATCTGGACCATTGGGAATCTCAAGGTCAAGATACTTGGAGAGATCATTCATGGTATATACTGCTTCCTTAGCAATCAATTCTTTGTTTGCTTCCAGAAGATTTGCAGCATCAATCATCTGGTTCTTTGTTGGATCCAGATACTCATAACCTTGAGTGTCTACAGTGATTGTAGTGTCTCGATATGCGGGAATTTCAGTATACTGAGCGACATAGTAATCATCTTGGAGATCCGAGATAATACCAATTTCCGAAGCGGTTGTACCAAACGACAGAAGTGTATTGTTGATTGCATGATGTACAAGTTTCTTAGTGAACTCAAATGCGTCCAGCATTGCGCTGAGTTCTTTCTCAACATGAGTAACAATATTATTGCTACCAATATAGAAGTCGAGAACACGCTGAGTAGAAGAATTGCCACCAGTCAGAAGATCAGTAATAACCGCAGGAAGAATGTATTGCTTGATATCTCTAGCACATACTGCATCGCCGTTAAATCCAGGGATTACCAGGAAATCATATTCCGTACCGTTGATAGTTGCTTGATACTTGGCATTCAGCCAACCAACAACTTCTTGAGCGATGTAGTCTCTATTCTTCCAGATCTGGTTACCAGCATCGCGATATCTTTGTCCAGTTGGAGCAAGGATATCTGCAATTGTATTGGAAAGATCAATAATTTCATTCTGAATTGACTGAGATGCTGGAGATGCAAAGTTATTGGGGATACGAAGAATATCCGTGTACTTAGTGCCATTATATGTCTCCAGATCCAAAGATGTGGTAGTAATCACATAGTTGCAGACATTAGCGACTTCAGTCCATGCAAATACAGACTGAAGAAGCTCATTACCAACGTATGCGAGATCTCCACTCTTAGTGAGATAACCTCTACCAGCAATCACGCTATTGTAATTGCCACCATACTTAATGTCCTCGATAATTGCCTTCAGAATATATTCTTTAGTATCGCGGAGACAGAAGTTTGTACCTTGCTGAGGTCCAATACCATCTGCGGTATCACCAGGCATGATGAAATCGGGATACTTTTCCTTCATCAAACCAACAGTAGTTTCTGCAATCCAATCGAGATTGAGTTCCAGAATTTTGGCACACTCTCTATGCTCATCTCTAGACAGATTGATGTCTTCGACGATAACCTTTCTTTCATCATAATTAACACTCTTCGCTGTAGTGGAAGAATTGGTCTGACCTGTATACACACCATAGACTTCCTCAGTGCTCATAATGATGGGTTGTTCTGCATTCAGAGCAAAGGAGATATTCTGGTTATCTGTTGGGAATGTCGTACCAGGGGTAAAGTTTGCGCTATAATCCGACTCACCCTTCTTAATGATAAAGTTGTCGAGGTGACCAGAGAGAGTATCTGCACCGTTCCAGCCAGCAAAGATTCTGAAGGGTCTCTCCAGGTAGCTATTGCTATCGGAATAGTCACTTCCAATCTGAGTGCCGTTTACAAACAGTTTAGTGATATTTGTGGTTCTGGTAAGTGCAACATGATGCCAGTTATCTATCGTCATCCCATGAGCACCAGAGATTCTATCAGATCCATTGACCCAGAATCTGATGCTGTTTCCATCAAGATAGAGAACAGGAGAACCTGGGAGGGAAGAGTTATCAGCTCTAGTGTCGAAGATATACTGGATACCAGTCAAACTGTCAGGTCTAATCCAAGCTTCGATTGTGAAGTCATCTTGCTCAAACTTGACTACATCTGAGAGTGGGTGTGAAAGATTACCGCCAGACTGGAATCTGAGAGAATTAGTACCAGCAATCTTCTGCAAAGATGTGATGGCAACATCGCCGTTCACACTAATTCTGGTATTTGTGATGTACTCTCTATTTGTAAATACACCAGAGATAGAATTTGTATAAAGCCATCTCAGACCAGTGTTAGTGCCCTGGACAGTGAATGTAGTTCCAGAAGATGCGCCAGTGATAACATCGCCAGGGAAGAAGAAGCCATTGCCACCCTTATCCTTATAAGCAACTTTCAGAACACGAATAGTCTCATTTTCCTGATAGGAGCCATCGCTCACAATAGGAAGTGCATTGATATTTGTTAGATCCCCTGCTGCAATAGCTGTGGTTGCGATGGTAGTGAGAGTATCCAAAGCAGCCTGAACATCAGCACAGTTGTTAATGTCTTGGTTGTTACCCAAGCCATAGTTAGGATCGTAAGTATGACCTTCAGTTGCCGAAGTTAGATAAGGACCAGGATATGTGATTGGATCATAAACAAGTGTAAGGTCTTTTTCATACAGAAGGTTGTTGATAGCACGCTTAGCGAGATCTCTTGCCTTCTCAAATGCAGTGATTGATTCTGCTGTTTCACCAACCAAACCATTACTAATAGGAGTGCCATTAGCATCAAAGTAGAATTTGGTGAACTTAACTGTGGCATAGTTTCCATCGCCTCTGATGTCAGCAGCCAAAGCATCAACAAAATAACCAATGTCACGACGGCACTTGTTCTCGGTTGCACTATATGTGCTAGGTTGTACCAAGTCAATCAAATCGGCAAGAGAACCAGCCAGAAGAACTTCAGACACATTGTCAAACAGAGTTTGCAGCGTTGCCTGAACATCAGAGCAGTTATCAGGACCATAATTTAGAGTGTTGCTGCCAGGAGTTCCATATGGATTTCCAGGGGAAGGATCTGCAGTAATACCAGTGCCACTGGAACCTCCAGTCACGCGCTCATTGTAAAGATTAAAGGTGTCCACACCAATTGTTACAGAGCCAGTAAGCATATTTGACAATGCTTGCTGCATGTAAGTAAGTGCTTTGCTGAATGCATACTCAGTTGCTTCTGCTTCATTGTTTACATAGAGGAAAGTCAAGCCATCCTCACTGAAGTACATCTGCAGGAACTTACGAGTATAAACAGTTCCACCTTGGAACATATCCATCGACAGTGCATCGATGAAGTGGCCAATATCTCTCTTACACTTAACATCACTTGGGATGGGCAGAGTTGGATACTGAACAACCATGTCCTCATAGGACTGTGCAACGATATAATCCTTATTAAGAGCAATCAAACGATATGCATCAGCATAACGGCTGAACTGATCGGTCTGATTATCGCCAGGATAGTAGAAACCAGGATGCTGAACTGCAATTTCTGCATTAGCAAAATCAACAATTTCCTGCTTGTTGGCGAGAATCAGATTGGATGCATCATACCATCTGTTGAGAGCATCAGTGACGGTATTGCCATACTCAATAGTGATGGAACGGATAGTATCATTTTCAGCCAGAGCGCCACCAGTCAGATTTTCATACTCAATTTCGGTAGAACGAACTTCCTCAAAATCAAGGAAGTCTGCATTAATACGCTGGCTTCTGTCATTGAGAAGAACAGGAGTAATGGTTGTCTCGGAGATATTATCAAGAATGACATTCTGGTTTGTGAGAGAGATAAGACGCTCAAAAATCAAACCAAAGAAGCTGGAACCCTTATTGATAACGAGAGTATCAACAACATCACCAAGTCTAATATCGCCTTGGATTGTATCGTTAAGATTGTTTGTATTGGAAGTGATCAGTTCTCCATCAATAAAATCTGCAACCGTCTTCTTAATGAAATACAGAACAGGTGGATTCAGGTTAGTATCGACACGAATAACTTCACCGACAGCTCCAGAAAGACCACCAGTTACTTGAGAACCAGCCTCAAACTCAGTACCATCGACAAGATTTACAGAAACAACAGGGTCTCTATAAGGAGCAATTCTGGTAATTCTTGCTGCAATATTAGAGCTTGCAGAATAAATGATGTCATTCAGATTGATGTTATAAGTTCCAGTCTCAAATTCTGCAGTACCTGATGTCTTCGACAGCACCAGAGTGGAATCGATATTGCCATCAAGATCGATATTTGTTTCTTCGACCTTTGCAGTATCGCCTCTCATGTTGGTGACTGTCTCACCAAATCTATAGATTGTTTGCTGGTTTACATTTTGGATACTTCCAATGAGTGCACTAAAACCTGTTCTTGAGACATCAACACGCTCATTTAGTTGGAAAGGACCGCCAACAATATCAACAATATCGATAGAAGTTGCACCAGTGTCAACAACTCTTGCTCTTGCTTCAGACTCAAAACCGTTAATAAAGTCACCAATCGAAGGGAAGATGCCGCCGATAGTGTTCAGATTCAGTCTAGTGATAGGTAGAATCTCAATCTCAACATTTCTGTAAACAACCTTAGAGTCAGGTCTGGGCGCTTCATCGAAGACAATCTCATTACCAACAACAGTGTAAGACTCGCTAGGTGCCTGAATTACACCGTTAACAGTCACCAGAAGCTGATTGTCTTTAACAATAACTTGCTCACCCTCAACTGTCAGTGGGAAGTTCTTACGAACACCATCAAACAGACTACTGATATCATCGATCTTCTTAACGATAGAGGTAAGAATTTCCTCAGAGTTTGTCAGTCTCTTCTTACGGAAAAGAACTTCAGAGTTGTTAAATGCTGAGTAGATTGGTTGTGCTGCACCAAAAGAAGTAATTTGATTTACATTAGTGTATTCACTAATGTTTACTTGCTTGGTGAATTCTGTACCGATCTTACGACCAGAAACATCCTCACCACCAGTCAACTGCAGCTGGCCAAAGAGGTTAAAGCCTGCTGGGTGGTTGTTCTCAAGAATCTGCTTCTTCCACTTGTTAATAGGAATAGTGGACTTGATAACATAAGAGAAGTTCTGGTAGAAGTAAGAATCCTGAATCTTCTGAACGATTTCAGAAGGCTTACCGATATCATCGATGAATCTGCCAGGAGTTTTAGTCAGTGCATCGATATTCAGAACGCCTTTTGCGAGATTGACATTATCAATAACACCAGAAGCTCTAGAAACAACACCCTGAACCTTACCACCAACTACAAATTCTCCTCTAGAATCAACAATCTTGAGAATCTTGGGTCCAATCTGCCAACCATCATTTGCAGACACATATCCATATGCACTTGCCAGCTCATAGGATTCGCCCTGGAATACTTCTTCACCCTCAAGGAATCTGGAAGTTTCCACAACAGCCTCTGCTTTACCACCAAAAACTTCGGTAAGCAAAATTTGACGACCATCACCCTGAGTCAAGAACGTGATGAAGTTACCAGCTTCAGCATCAACAGGTGTCAGAGCAAAGCGCAGTTGATCAGATTCCAGACCATTTGCTTCGCCAGCAATAGCATAATAAGTCTGAGTGGAAGATAGACTTGTCAGACCAACGCTACTTGGCTTGGGGAGAACACCAACAGTCGAACCGACATCTTCAGCACGGAGCTGAATTTCTGCACCTGTGGTGATGCCATGTGGGAAGTTAAACTGCAGGTAATTGAGGTCAAGGTTTACAACATAAGTAAACTCGGACTTTAGGGTTACTGAGGGTTGGGAGGAATAACCAGATCCAGGATTTTTGATGATAATTTCACTCAAACGGTTATTTCTAACAACTGCAACAGCCTCAGCACCAGAACCACCACCACCTTCGATCACAACTGCGGGCTCTGATGTATATCCAGCACCAGGGTCTGTAATGCGAATTTGGGAAAGAATGGAAGTATTAAACAGTTGCAGGTTGATTGGGAACGAGATCTCAGGGCGAAGAGTGTAGTCATGAGAATAACCATATCCAAATTCATTGCTCTTCAGAGTCTTGATTCTACCAATCTGCGTACCTGTAAGGAACACAGAAGCACCAGTACCTTCAGGTGGAATCACGACCTCAAGCTCGCCACCAGAACCTGAAAGTGTAGGGCCAAGGATACCTTCTACAGAATCAACATCAACTACACCAAATGTATAGCCTTTGCCAGGATTTGTAAGATCAACCTTTGTAATTGTTCCAGATCCAACTTCATCATCAAGTTCGACAGTAATATTCACAAGACCACCTTCACCATCACCCTGGATCGGCACCTGAGTGTAAACACCAGCGGCATACTCAGTACCACCAGCTACAATATTGACCTTTTCGATCTTACGGAAAGAAGAAATATCCTCAATCACAGGCAGCTTCTTATAGAAGCCACCACGAGATACCATCTTGATTGTATTGATGGGTCCAATAGCCTTCAGCGAGGTGGTGGAATAATAAGAATTGGGTTTATCGAATTCATCCAGACCAACTTCAGCATTCGTAAACTCAGGCTCAAATTCCAAGGGGAATCTAAACTCAGTGTCGTTAATTACAGAAGAAATTCTGAACTTACCATCGAAAGGTGTCTTGATAACATCAATGAAGGAGTTTTCACCAACAGGAGAATCATCACCAAGTCTAGAAGGATCGAAGTAGTATGTAATATTAGTAACTTCACCAGAAACAGTAAACTTAACTGTAGGAGTTTCCGTTGCAGAGGCAAGACCAGGAGTGCCCTCGCGCTCAATGACGTTAAAGGAATATTCCAGCTTAAACTGGTTGTCTTCAGAGAACGACAAATAGTATCCAAAGTTGGAAGGATCACTCATATCAAAGATATAAGAATGATTCCTCACAAGAAGTAGTGTTGGGTGCTTAGATGCAATCTTAACTCTAGAAATAGCCCCCTGAGCAAACTGTGGTTCTGAATCTGCTACAGCACGAATCTGGTAAATAAAGTCTCTAGAAGAGAAGACTTCCTTAACAAAGAAGGAACCATTAAACTGATCAGTAGTGAAACCTTCTACAAACAGAATATCACCAGCATTAAATCTATGAGGAGTCAAAGAAGTACAGTAGATAAGATCTGTTCTTACCTCAGATGTTCTAATGATATCTTTGTTCAGATTTGTCGTCAGAACAACAGATTTTGCAGAAGTGATCCCATCGATAAATGCAATCTTGTTATTATCTTCTGTTGGGCCAGTAGTTACTTGACCACCAAGAGAAATAACATCACCAACAATAAATGTTGAGTTGGAATATACTTCAGAAATCTGAACTCTATAATCCGCAGAATCGTAAGGTCTGAAAGTCGCATAATCCGACAGAGGATCATAAGTAAGAACATATTCCCATGTTACAGTACCATCGGTAACAGTACCTGAGGTGTGTGTTGGGGGAACGGTACTAGATACACCTGCAACAGTGCACTTGTACTTATTTCTACCATAGTACACATTCTCGTCGAGAGCATAAGACTTATTCTCTTGCCACTCATTCTCCAATGGTGCTGGCCATGGATAGTCGGATAGATCAACTTCCAGAGCAGGTGCAGCACTAATGTACTGCCACAGAACTCCACCATCGGTTACAATACCGATTTCATGTGTTGGTGGGATATCACCAGATGTTGCAGTATTTGTCGCAACGTAGATCTTACCATCACTATAGACTTGATCATCTACATTATACTGCTGTCCAATTCTCCACTCATCTTGAGGTCTTGTTACAGTGAAAGAGATTTCATCAATTGTATTCTGTTGATTTGTGGAGTTCTTAAAGCTGTCTGTATTGTTAAAATTACCAAAAATCTTACCAATCTTGTAGGTTCTGCCAAGACCAGGAGTATTCACAGCACCAGTGGGAACATCCACAATGGTTCCATATGCCTGAACGACACCGAGGCTATTCACCTGTTGGAGAAGGGTTCCTTTATCGAAGAGCACATCCTGGTTAAATGTGAATTCCAAGACATTATCGATCTTCTGGTATGATGCATCTCTAATGTAGAACTTAGGCGTTACCTTTGCATCAAGAATTAGCTTCTTACCAAGAGGTGTTGGAATTGTGGAAGTTTTAGATGCAAATGTATGAATGTTGCTATTAAAGGTGTAAGTTCCAGGATTTAGCTGAGAAGTCACATCGGAATAGTCGAGAATCTGCAGACCGCTAGCACCTTCATTCCAGATAGTAATGACAGGATTATTCAGTGTATTTACATTTACACCCGTGGTCTCTACAAAGTCAAGAGCATCGGTATATACAGTAGATGCGATACCAGAATACAGATTTCTTGTTGTATGTCTACGATCAAACTTGATGAGATTTACTTGAGAATTTGTAGAAGTGATCTCATACCTAGTTGTGGGAACTGGGAATGCAGCTTCAGTATAAGTAGCAACCGTATCAAAAATCAGATCATCGATATAACCGAGGAATACATTAGAGAGTGCTGGAGATGTTGGATCTCCAGATACGGTGACAGTATCAGCTCCAACATCAGTCGTGCTAACAACGCTAGAAACATCAACGCCATCAAAATACAGATGGTATTCATAAGAACCAAGAGAAGGCTCTTCCTTAACGAGAGCAATGTGGTGCCATGCTTGATCCTGGATTGCTGTCCAGAAAGTAGAACCAACAGACAAAGTTGTGACCGTGCCAACACCAAATGTGTTGACATCAAGAATCATCTTGCCATAATTGGGGCTTCCGCTGTTACCATCGAGTGTTGCAACTACGCTATTGCCTTCATTATCTTCGATAGTGAAGAATTTGATTTCTGGGTTATTTCCTACATGAGCTGGGAGCATCTGCACCCAATTCGCTATAGTCCACTCAGAATTGACATTGACATTGGCGAACTTAATATTTGTTGCAGAATCGAGCTTGAGAGAGCCAGTACCAAACTTAAAGATTCCAGTATCTACGCTTGCTGCAGAAGGAGCAGATAGTGTTACTGTAACGCTTTCTTGCTTAGTCGAGTCGAATAGAGGATTAGCAGCATCATCGAAACGATGTACAAACGACTGTACAGGCTTCTGTTTATTTGCCAGGAAGATGACATCGCCAGAGTTATCAACAACATGAGTATTGACAGTAAAGCCAATGTTATTGACATCTTCTACAGTTGTGCTATTGAGGAGAGTGCCATCATACTTAAAGTTCATCAAAATAGCACGCTGGTCATTATCCTCATAGCGAATAGCAGCAACAATACTGACGTTACCAAAGATATCTACTCTGATGTCAGCATGATTGATAGAATCGAAAGTTCCACTTGGTGCAATGATCTTAGAGAAGTAATATGTGGGGATCTGAACATTTGTAGAGATCTCACTCAAAGCAATCTTAAAGAATGCAAGTCCATAGTTCTTAGTTCCATTCCACATATCGCAGATGAAGAACAGATCATTTTGCTCATCGAGAGTGAAACGGGGGCGCTGAACATCACCACCAGCAATTGCAAGTCTCTTAACATAAGACATCTCAATATTGGCACCATCATATTCCATCTGACCAAACATCAGATCATCATTATCACGGTCGATACCACAGAAAAGAATCTTGTTATCGCCAATATAATGCAGCTGATGCATTTGCTCACCTTCTGTGTCTGAGGAGAACTTACGCTTCTCGATAACATCACCAAGGTTATTGAGCTGCATTACCCAAATATCATCGGGATCTGGAGAGTTTGTATCTGTCCAACCGCAGATATAAACTCTTTGCTCATCATCAAGATAGATATCACCAGCATAATCCCTACGAGTTCCGCCAGAAACACCAGCAATTTCTTTCTGCCAACGAACAATACCTTCTGGGTTGTTAGCATTGTCAAAACCAGACTGATACTTGGCAACTAGAATATCTGGGTTGTAAGAATCGTTTGACTGCGACTCGGTTTCACCAAGCAGATAGATCAGATGATCTTCTTCACTGATTTCATCGAGATAGATAGATTTCCATCTAGCAACTTTTCTGCTAGCACTTGGAAGAAGGGTTCTATCCCAAATCAGAGAACCAAGATCACTGAATTTGGCGACAAAAGCCGAAGAATCGCCATTCTGTTGAGTTAACTGACCACAGACATAGATATGTCTCTCAGAAGAAACTACAGAATCAAAGATTTCGATACTTGCAGCATCTTCGTAGTATTCCGACAGCCAGTAGTACGTCTTCTTAAACTGTTGAGGGTGAGAAACCCTAATCTGAGGGGGATTATCGACATCATACCCAAAACCAGAGTTGATGATATCAACTTGAGAAACTTTACCAGTAGTTTCATCCAGGATAATATCAAACTCCACATCCTGACCATTTTCTGAAATAATTTCGTAAGTGGGAGGAATTTGTTGATTATATCCAAGACCATCTTGCAGAACATCAATTCTGTTCACACCAGTAACAACACTGGTGTAAAATACCTTATTAGTATTGTCGGTGATAACCTTAGAATTGACGATAATTTCGTCTTGAGCAATAAGTTCGTGATTTCCTGCAGTTACAATTTTTCCATAAGGAACATCATCGATGATTTCCTTGGTGTAGGATATAATTTCTTGACCTTGTACAGACTCAATCTGTGCAGAAGCGCCAAAGCCATCAGTACCTTCATTATTAAAGAAGAGGGTGTCTCCAACTTGATAGTCTTGACCAGGATTCTCAATAACGAAACCATCAATCTGTGCACTCTCAAATTTGGTAGTAGTTTCCACCTCAATATCAACCCTAGAGTCTGGAGAAACTCTGGGGAAGTAATCATAGATCTGCAGAGCTGCTTCTTCTGTCAGTGCTTGTTGTTCAGCAAGCTCAAAAGGACTGATCAGACCGTCGTTGTCAATATCTTCTACCTCAAAGATGATCAGATCACCTTCTTTTTCAGTAACGAGGGAATCTGATTGTTGATTTGGTTGACGATCAATATCAATGTCAACGTTTACATAAGGATCTCTAAAGCGAGCAACATCAGCAGGAATATTTTCCTGAATTGCAGTCTGACCCAAATTCCAGGTATCTACAACCGAATTAAACTGAGGTCCGATGATGTATGGATAAACAGGAAGACCAGCATCAGACTCATCAATAGTAATGAAGTATGCATAAATTCCATCTGGATACTCGGGAGTCTTACAAAAACGACCATTGTAAGCATCCAAATCGCCAGTCTGGAATGTATATTCATAGTCTGCTACAAACGTACCAGCAGGGTACTCATTTAGAGATGGACCATCAATACGCGCAGGGGTTGGGTTTGTATCTGGGTCAAAGACAATATTGGATTTGAGTTTATAAGAAGAACGCATTCTTCTTACGCCACTATTTTGGTCTGTAGGATCAATATAACCGTAGGGACCATAAATGGGATTGCCATCAAATGCCCAACCAATAATAGGAGAGTGCGAGATATTTGCAGGGAACTCCTGGAATTGGTTTGTTTCTGGATTAAGGAATACGTTATCGCCAACTACATAACGGAGCTGCTTAGGATCGGAAACGTGAGCATACTCGCCACCATACTGATTGTTAAAACCAGTAAAGACGTAACCGCGAGCTCTGTCATAGCTACTATTCAGTACATACTCAATATTCTTATTCCACTTATATACGTCTGCACTAAATTCTGCTAGCTGACCGACAGCTTCGATTCTGACAGTAGTATTGCCCTGGGTGTAGCCAATGCCTCTGTTTGTGATTTGGATAGAGATTACCTTGCCTCTATCCTCACCGATGGTTCCAATGATAGCTCTAGCTTGCGCACCAAAACCATCACCATTGATGTAAACTGTAGGTGCAGTTGTATACTTTTCGCCAGAATTAATAATAGCAATAGACACAATACGCCCATTGATGACAATGGGCTGTGCAAGAGCACCCTCACCAGAATTCAGTTTGATAGTTGGTGTCGATGTGTAGCCTTGACCGCGATTGGTCAGATTTACTGAAGAAATAGGACCACGAACGTTTGCAACTGCTGTAGCACCCGATCCGCCACCACCCGTGATGGAAATTGTTGGTTGTGAAGTGAATCCAGTACCAGGGTTATCCACAAGGATTCTAGTCACCTTACCGCCAGTAACAACTGCTTGCGCAGTTGCTCCAAAACCACCACCACCAACAATAGAAATCAGGGGTTGCTCTGTGTAACCTTCGCCTTGATCGATAACTTCTACACTGTCGAGATGACCATTTACTTCTACAGTTGCAGTAGCGCCTGTACCACCACCACCTGTGATTTCCAGAATGGGCTTTGTGCCAGCGTCATAGTTTTCACCACTATTCAGAATGTTAATATTAGTTAAAGGACCAAAAGTGACGAATTCTCCAGACTTAAATGACCATGCAGAAACACCATTAACAAAAGTGCCGATAGGAGTGCTGGGATCTACCTCTTTTCTTGTAGAAACGGTCTCAACTTTTCTAGGAATTCTAATCAGTTTACGCTGATTACCAGGAATCAGAGCAGAACCTTGGAAAGGACCAATCCTGTAGTTGGGAAGACCAGATGCAGCAACATAAACGTAATCATCATTAAAGAATGAATTCTGGATATTGGAGGTAAACAGTGAGATAACATCATTGATTGTACTCACATTGGATTTACCTCTATTCAGATCAACTGAAAGGAGGATATTACCCTGGGGTACAATGAAAGTAGGTGTTGGGATAGTATATGAGAAAGTATAATCATCAATACGAGAAGTTACCTCGAACGTTCCATTATAAACTGCAGGGTTTGCACCATAAATCGTAACCAGATCTTCTACGAGGAGACCATGGGGGTTTTCACAAACAACAGTTGCAGTTTGATTATTAACACCACCTGGATTGATGCTGGCAACCTTGATCAGCTTTTTGACATTGTAAAGCCAAGATGTGAGCTTTTGATCAATATCTGTGGAGCCAAGTTGAGCAACAGTCAGTTTATCGCCAGGCAGATAGTAAGAACCACTATCCTGAAGAATTGTTGTAGATGCTTCAGCGATACCAAAGATACGAAGTTTAACTTCAGTATCAAGACCTTTGTTTACATATACAAAAGTATCCGAGAAGATAGGAGTGCCAGGATCCCAATCCTCAACAACACCGTTCTTAGAACGAGTACACTCAATAAACTGGTTGAGAGATTTTTCTTTATATTGGACTACCTCTTCGTCATTGATGCGAATCGTGCCATTCTTTTCTGGCCATCCAATAGTAGAGTCTACTGTGATAATGGTATCTTCAGTATCGAGAGGCTCTACCAGATTTGTTTTATATGGGATGATAAATTCACCCTGAAGAGTTTCTTCAGAGATAGTCAGTTCGTAAATAGTGTCAGTACCCTCAATGATCGAGATAACGTTTTCGATCAAAACAGATGCATCTTTGATCTTGAGATCGACTGGATCTGCATATTGGCGTAGCTGAGAATTCTCCAGATTTCTAGGGTCACCAGAGATCAGCTCGGCACGAAGAATAGTATCAACAACCCAAGATGCTGCGGATGGAGTAAGTAGCTCTTCTCTTGGATAGTAAATATCAACCTCTTCCCCGAAAAGAATCTTAAAGAGGTACTGTGTTGCAACTTTTGTGCCTTTAGAGCGATAGAAATCCCTAATGCTCTTGATTACCTGAACTGGATTGACAAGCTCATAATCGATATTGATCGTGGGCATGTACTGACGACGGAACTTGTCGAATACCTGCTTAATGATCATTGCGTCCAGGTTCACGACTTGTGCACCATGAACATGATTTGTTTGAGCGAGTTGCTCTTCCTTCGCAAAGATTTGATTGCCAAATCTATCAAATCTGACAATATCAGAAACACCTCTAGCACAGCCAACCAAAGCAGATGGTTGATAATCATCACCTGCGGAGAGAATATCGAAACCAGTTACTTCCCCAAAACCAACATCACAGGATGCTTGTGCAGAAAGGGGATCTGCAATGTAAACTTTAGGTGGATTTTCGCTAGAGTACCCCTGACCAAAGGAAATGATGTTAATATCAGTGATCTCACCATTAAAGATCGTAGCAACTGCTTTAGCGCCAGTGCCGCCAATAGACTCCCCTGCAGGACCCTTGCGATCATCAACAATATAGACTGAAGGCGCATCTGTGTAGCCCTTACCGCCAGTCAAGAGCTGAATATCAGTGACGCTACCGTTTGCAACGCTAACATCGAGAACCTGAGCACCAACGGGCTGAATGATACGTGCTCTGGGTGGAGTTGTGTAGCCCCTACCACGATTTGTGATAGTTACAGTGAGAACCTGACCACTAGGAGATACAGTACATTCTGCAACTGCATCAATACCACCAGAAGGTGCAGGATCAATATAAATTTCGGGTGGATTCTTATAGCCAACACCACGAGTCAAAACCTGAATACTATCGGACACCAGACGACCCTCGGAATCAATTTCTGGGTCGCTGATAGAAGCCCCATTGGGGTTGCTGAAAGTAATTGCAGGGATGAAGTCGTAGCCAGAACCAGAATTAGTAATTCTGATTGCAGAAACCTGACCAGTGGTGTCATCAACATCAATTTCAGCCTGAGCGAGAGATCCATTAGGATCTGTTGGGGGTGTGATGTTGATGATTGGTGGGTTATAAGAAGAATAACCTTGACCACCGTTAATCAGTCTAATATCTTTGATACCATTGATCAAAGTTCTAGCAGAAGCACCTCTACCACTATCCGAGACGATGCTTACTTTAGGTGTGAAGTTTAGGTCATAGCCATCACCACCATTTTTAACCAGGATGGAGTCAATCTGGCCAGAATCCGAAACGCGAGTGATAACGCTCGCACCAGAACCAACTACAGGTGAAACATACTCAATAGAACGAATATGAATTTGATCCTGAGTGTTGAGATTTACAAAAAACTTGATTCTTGTGTTGTTGTCCGTCAGAACATAATCAACATAAGGAATCTGGAGGTTTCCGTTTCTATTGATAATCAGACCAATTTCCGAAACGGGAGAATATGGAACCCCCTCAAAGAAAATAGGAATAGAATCAGTTCCACCGAGACCAGAAAGATCCTGTTCATCGATGGTTTTAATCACCGCATCAGAGAACCCGACATAATGAATGATTTGGGTGAAGTCAACAATATCATTGCCAGTACGAGGTCTGGGGGCAGTAGTAAATGTGATTTCACTCCCACTGATGTTATAATCAATTCTAGGGATTAGAGTTTCACCATAAACAGTTACCACCAAATGCTCAGGGCTAGTTGGTGTTACTGGGGTGCCGAGAAACTTAAGGTCAAATGTTGTGCGGACACCATCAAAAAGAGTCCATGGGCTCTCAAGTGCCTGTCTCTTTTTGTTAAATTCTTGGATAGAGATTCCAGGAGTCAGAATTGCATCGGGACCATTGACGACCTTTTCGTAATAGATCACCTCATTATCGATCATCACAGAACCGTCTTTCTCGACAAATCCTGCAACAGACTCTACTTCGATAGTATCTTGTGTTGGATCTACATCCTTAATAAGAACAGTAGACGATGCCAAGACCTTTTGATCGTAAGCATCCAGATCCAGATAAGACAGGAGGTTGTTCAGGATGTCATAAGGACGACCTGTTTTCTCCTGGGACTTGTAATACTGAAAAAGGAAATCTACGAAATTTTGATCTTCGGAGCGGATAAAGTTGGGAATTTGGTTCTCAACTCTATCGGAAACATTTACTTTATTTGCAAACATCTATCTCTTAGAAACAGGAAGTGATCTCGGGATACTGGAAAGCATCAACTGGATAATCAATGATATTTATTGAGGTTCCACCATAGTTCCAACCAGCAAAGTTGTTAGGATCAAAGTTATTAATGATGCTGGGATTGGTGACATAATCGATGGGGAATACCTCAGGATTAAAGATCGTGGGATCAACACCAGGGGGGATAATGATAGAATCTGTAGAAGGTAGTGCTACAATAGGAATACGATTTGTATTATCTGATGTGGCAGCTGCATTCAGGGGGCCAATACAAACGATTCCCTTTTCATAATCAACACTACCTACATTCTGATTCAGAATTACTTCCTTTTCATTTCTATTCGTGACTAGCATGAGGTTTCCTCTACCATCGTCACGGATATTTACAGGAACAAGAACTTCAGTTGTTGTATCTCCAGATGTAAACAGAACATCTTCAGTTTCTGAAAGTGAATCTTGAGTTCCATTTTCGGCAATTAGATCAGCAAGTGCCTCTGTATATCCTGTAGCATAAAACTTACCACTCTTGATGGATGAGAACTTAGGATTACAGCCATCAGGATCACCACCACCAAAGTTGCTGGGATTCTGAATTGGATTGCCGAAGTCCAAACATTGTGTGAAAACTTGCCCAAAACTAAACTGGTCAAGATTCTGACCGATAGTCATTTGAGTGCTAGTACCAGAAATTGCACTATCAGAAGCATCGACCATAGAATTAAATCTGGACAACTCAAGTCTATTGCCAAATCTATTCTCTCTATTTTGAGAATTATACTGATCGATAGACTTCAGAATCTCTGTGCTGAGTTCATTTGTCGATCTAGCAGTCTCGTTACCATTAAAGAATGGATAAACCTTAGGTGCCAAGTAGTAAATGCGAGGATCAACGATGACTGGCTCAATTGATGCCATCGAATACTTAAGAAGCTGATTCTTAATTCTCAGTTTAGTCGTAGTATTCAGATTAACGCCAGATTTGGAGCGAACTGCAATGTAAACTTTTCCATAAACAGGTGGATTTAGCTTTTCTCCACCATATGCTGTAACTGCAGCTGCTTGTGGGTATATCTCAGAAACGATATGGGCATAATCTGCCTCTGTTACCGCTCTATTCTGCGTCGAGAATGCCCTAGGAGCTCTAAATTTGATGCTCAGGGCACTTTCCCTCTCTTCGCCGTCTACAGACCCGTCTATGGTCGCCAGAGACATCGATGAGGGAGCGATAGGACGACCAACAGAATCTACTGCCTGTCCGATGAAGGCAAATTTTGTACAACCGTTTGCAAGCTCACCTGCAGTTCTAACATATTGCAGAACAACAAATTCATTATCGATCAATTTGCGACCGAGAACACCATCTCCGAAAATGACTTTGTATCTGAGGTCTTCAGTTTCCTCCAGGAAGTAGACTCTGGAAGTAGAATTCAGATCAACAACATTATCTGTTGGGGAATATTCATCAATCTCTACGGACTGCTCCGAGGGCTTAACATATACTGCCAGAAGACCAGTGTCTACGGATTCTGAAGGAATAATATAATCTTGCTTCTCAGCATCATTAACGGTGTAACTAAAAGTCAGCAGATTACCTTGGTAAATGACAATATTTGCAAAATTTGCGATGCCTGTGTTCTGATCGACAGGTGCAGTTACATCTTTGAGAAGACAAAATGTAAATGTATCAACACTATTCTTAGAAAGGAAGACATCACCCTTTCTAAGAGTTACTGTATCGGGGTATGCTTGACCACCAGGCAGTTGTGCAGTCTTTGCAGCGATTCTGACACACGCTTTTGATGCCTTAATTGATCTTGGAGTATAGTTTAGTTGTTTTGCAATACGAACAACATTATCTCTAACAGTAGCCGACTCCAAAAACGCTTCGTTCATTGCCATGTTGGCGTTAAACGAAGTGTAATATGTGTTGTATGCAAGTACATCAATCAAATATGATGCAGCAGAACCCTCAAAGTCATAATCAGAGAACTCAGAGCGGGTTCTTAGATATGATTTGATCGATTCTTTAATCTCAAAGAAGTCTAGAGATGTAAGTTCCGAAGGTATTGCTGACATGTTAGGTTCTCTCTAGGAGGAAGTCTATAGTTTGAGTTGTTTGTTGACCAATAATGGTATACTCAATAGAAACATTGATCTCATAATCACTTAACCCTTGAGTCACTCGGACACTTTCTAACTGTATTCGGGGTTCTAGACGACTGATCGTGTTTATGATCTCATCTTTCATGTCTTCAGCGAAGAAAACATCGAAAGGCTCAAACAGCATACTAGGAACTCTCGATCCAATTTCATATTGGAAAGGTCTTTCACCAAAAGCAGTCAAAACAAGGTTCCGTACAGATTGCTTAATAGCGTTCTCATTAGTCACAGTGCCAAAATCATTGGTATTAGGATTCTTTGTGAACGACATCGCAAAATCCTTAAAGGATCTTGAGAAGAACTTTTCTGATCGGAACCTGTATGCTGGCATTACATTCGCTCAACGTAATCGTCAAATCCATTTTTGCCTCCACACCACCTAGAAAGGCGATTTGAGGGTGGATTGTTTTTTCTTTTGTTCAGGTATTTATCCGATCTTGGGTCTGTTATAAGGTATACAGTCCCAAAATCACGTTTCATCAACTCAGTAACATTATCTGGAATAGGGTGGTTAGCCATCTGTCTCTCCTTTTGGGGTCAACAGAACTTTTTAAGTGGTTGCTATCACTCTACAGTGGTATTTATCACCATTTCCAGTGGTTGTTTGGCTGTTCCCACCAGAAATGTAAGTCATGAGTCTGGTTGCTATACAACATTGAGACAAAATCGCTCTCATAATTGCTCATAACATTCTCAACAAGAGCAACTGTCCAGAATTTTTTAGGAAAAATGTCCATCATAGATTGTGTGATCCAAGAATAGTTACTTCCTCTGATCACGCCTGCCTCAATCAGTACAAAATTCTCCCATTTTGTAGACCATTCTGAGTAGTTGAGCTCAAAATCTATCCGATACTCATCCACCTTCTCATCTGGGAAGGGGACATTTACTGCTTCTATATGAAAAATCTCCCCATCCATACTCAGGGAGTGACTCAAAAGCTGAGTCGCAATACCTGAGTAGTCTGGAGAGACACAAAGGAAGCAGGTTTTTGACGGATGTATGTCCAAATTAGCCATTTTGAGCATGTACGTCATCTTTTGGATGAGCGCCATCTCTTCATCTTGACTAATGAACAGTAGTTCCTTCCTGTTTTCCATAAAGATTCATCTCTAATTGTCTGTTTTGCTCATAATCTGGCGGATTGTACTTAAGAAATTCGCGAAAAGTCATTTTCATTTCACGTTTAGTCATTCCACAGTGCGCTGCTGCGGCTGGAAGGTTCCAACGGGCACGGTAAAGTGCCTCGTTTGACTCTTTTACCAGCTCTGGGGTGGTATCAACCATCATATAACCTCTTTATGATGCCTTGAGGCATCATTTTCCTTGACCACGATACTTCTTTTTGGCGCAATTGCGGGAAGTTGCTGCGTATTTTGTGTTCTTAGAACGACCTTGGCGGGTGATTTTAGGCTTACCAGGCTCAAAATGGATGCCAGATGCGCCAATACGAGATTTTGCTGCCATGTTTCCTCCGTTGGGACCTTAAGATGATAGCACATTTGGGCTGCCATACGCAACCACCGACGAACATGGATACGAAAATCCAGGAAAACCGATCCCAAGCGGGTCCAAAATGCGCCCAATGGGCAATTTTGTGACATAAACGGTCAAAGAAGTAGCCTGAAGAAAGCGAATGTGGCCAATTCCAGCGTCTTCTGCGGTCAAAGCGGAGCAAGGGATGGCAGTTGGTACGGGACAAACGCCTTTTCCGCAAGGACACATGTAGATAATGATATTTGTACAAGGCGATGGGTGGTTTGTGAACACATCACCAAAAGACATAGTAGGCAAACCATTGGTTAAAACCGTTGCCTTAAGGGGGTTAATAGCTCCTGCGGGAATCAGAGGGAGTGGTGGCCACCAACATGTAAAGTTTTTGATGGTGATGCTGTATGGAATTGGTGGTGATCCGCAGGATTGTACAGAGTGTACAGTTGATGGAATACACAAACCATGTCCAGAACAGGGAAGTCCCGTAATAGGTGCTACTGGTAGTAGAAAACCGTATGCCATAGTTAAAAATCGTATATGGAACTGATGCTAGTGTTTTGTATGCTGCCAGTCGTTCTGATAGCATCTATGTCAGAATCATATGGTGTTGGTGGAATCACAAACGTTGGATCATATTCTGGTCTAGTTGGATCAGTGGGATCCCAAGATACTTTAGATGTTTTCTTTTTCTTTTTCTTTTGTTTCTGTGGCTTAACCTGGAGATCTTGTGCACCGAATGGAGATCCATCGCATTGTGTAAAGTATGGATTTCCAAAGTTCTTAACTGCTTCACCAAACACTTGAGTTGCACCTGTGTTATAATTCATGATCTTCATAACTCCAGTGTAAGGACCCATTGGAATGCCATTGGACTTAATATCCCTTGGGTCAATTGCAATAGCAGCACTATTTACATACTCTAGAGCAGCACAAATAGAGCTTAGCTCAGGGACTTGATCGTAAGTTACTCCTGCTATCTTTGCCCCATCCCCAGGGTATGAACAAATCACATCTAGAGGTCCATCTGAATTACTACCACCCCTAACAAATGTATCCCAACATGTACTTGGTGGTGCTCCACCAGACCAAGGTTGCACAGCGATAGGTGTCCATTCACCATTATCTAGAGAGCGGGTAGTTTCACTTTCGTTAAGATCCAAATAAGTAGTTCCAGTCCAAGAGTTGAGAGTTGGGGGTGCAATAGATACATTGCCGCCCAACCAAGTCTGAAATCTCTCAAGCTCTGTGTAACTTTCTTCATGCCAGTCAAAGGTATTTTCATCTGTACCAATAGGGGCAAATGTAATACCACCACCAGGATCTCTAAAACATCTTCCTTTGATACTTCCCCTCTTACATGGCCATGTTTTAGTCTTTACAGCTTGTCCAGCAAGCTTTCTTGGCTCTGTTAACTTTGGTGGTTCTAGCGTTTTCATGAAGTTCATAAACTGAGCTCCCTGTGAACCAGTTGTACGACCCTCTAGAGTCATGGTAACTCTAAAACTAGCATTACCAGAAGTGGAAGCACAATACTTGTAAATCATGTAGCCAAACGCCCTCTCTTCACCATCTTCATTAATTTTGCGATATGGACAAGGCAAATCAATGAAACGAGATACATTATAGAAATTTGGTTGGGGGATCTTAATGCATGGTGAACCATAGTTCCAACCATATAGATCGGATAACCTATCTGCTTCTCGATCAGCTTGTGTTGTTGCCGATACAAATAGTGGATATTGTTGAGAATGCATTTCTCCAAACTCAGGGCTGGCAGCCATCATCCCCTGCACTTCATTTGCAGTATAAAGAGCTTGCGTGAAGATTCCAGGAATCTGGATATCAATACAACCAGCAGGGAGATTTTCACAAAGGCTAGTGTCTTCCTTCTTATCATAATCTTTGATTCTAATATAACCAGTTGGATACTCTGCAGTAAAGCCATTTTGCATTGCCTGGAAAGAACCAATGATGCCATCATCCATCTGGTTAATTTCATCGGAAGTTCCAGATGTTCTTGATTTGACAAGCCCCTTCATGGCACTGTTAACCGTATTGCTATAATCTTTAGCAAACAAATCTACCTTAGGACCACGAAATTTGTAAACTTCATTTTCGCTATCAACAACATAAACTTTGGGTCTGTTATCTGGATCGTAGTCATAACCTGATCCGCGATCAAGAATAACCACTTCCACAATCGAGCCATTCTCATCTAACTTAGATACCTGAATCCGAGCAGCTCTAAATTCAGTCTTACCCTTATTCTCACCAGTAGCACGACGAAGTTGTTTCTTACGAACAGATACTGTTGTAGTCTTTATGCCTTTTCCTTTGATTTTAATTTTTCCAGGTGTTTTACCATTACCGTATGGAATCAGATCTTCTCTTTCTTGGAAAGATTCATTGATGTTCTCATCAATAATTGCAGACTGATTCTTTTTGATATCCTTAAAGTGGAAGTTGTTCAGAGCACCATCGGGATTCTTTACAACAGACTCTGGTGCTTTGATAGGAACCTCATCCCATCCACCAATACCATGTAAAACTTTTCTTGCATTATCATTCGCAGAAAATTCTGTCAATACTGATGGATGTTCCACAGCAATTTTTGGGTCACTGTAGCCATAGCCACCATTGACAATAACAACCTGAGAGATTTCACCTTTGGAATTGACAACACACTCAAGCTCAGCTTGATCCAATGTTCTCTTTGGAATCAATGCTTCTGGATCAAGTTCTACCTGATAGTATGAAATCTTTTTAGGGAATTCATATACACCAAAGTATGCTGCTTTATCTCCAATACCATAGCCAGCAAGGATTTGTGCTGTAGCCCCATTCTGAGATGTAAAAGATTGTAGGTATGTGAATGTTCCACCAGAGCCAGTAAGTTCGATATAACCAACTTGCAACTCATCGCCAAAATATGCAACTTGTGCAATATCCCAACCATTAATCTTTTCACCAATAGTAAACCCACCAGTAGTTGATGTATATCTAAACAAAACGCGAAGAGTGTCTGTATCTGCAACACGAAAAGATTCCGACACACCTCTCTTCTTCGCATCGGTCAAAGAAAGTTGTGTGCGATAAGTTTCCCAAGAATCTTCACGCACTTCATAAAAATGGGAATGATACGTTACTGAAGGTTCACACTCATTCAGATTCATTTCAGGATCCAATCGATTGGGACAACACCCAGCATCACTCAATGCATACTGAATGCCATAGATAGGTCCATTCCATGGATATGATGTGTCAAACAAATAATAGATGAATTGCGAGTCATAGCAATTCTCAAATGAAAGATATCTTGGTACTGCTGCCTTCACTGCAGCATTCATACCATAAAACCACTCAAATAATGCTTCAGATTCCAGAACAGCAGAAGCATTATCAGGATCGCCCCACCCATTAACACTAGGGGTGCCATTCTGATTTCCTCTACGATAATCTTGATAGCGGTATGGTGCATTTGCATATTGATACCATCCACTGCGGTCAATCCCACAAATACCTGTAGGACCAACTGTACCAATATCAATTACTTTACCGCGAGTACCTTTTCCTAGATTGGTTCTGAATACCCAGCCAACAATACCAACATAACTATACTCCTGACCTCTAGGATCTTTACAATCTGGAACTCCAGGAATTCCAGTCTGCAAATTCACTTCAGCCGCTGGATCTGCAGTATAGAAATGATCTCTCTTTGTGGTATTACTACTACGATAGTATTCATACAAAGGTACAGGTGTTTCTCCTGCAGCTGCATATGCTGCCGCTGCACCTTGCGATGTCCAGATATAACCTAATACTTCGATTTGTGTGTAGCCAGATGGTGGACCACCCGTCGAAAGCATCGTGTCATTAAGTACACTATTGTAGTGAATGTTAAGTGCAACTGTACCAGTTGCACGACTATCCACTGCAACATAGAAAACAGGTGCTTGCTTCCTTGGCTCACTCTTATATTGCTTACCAGCTTTCTTTCCTTTCTTCTTCTCACCAGGAAAGTCCTCTGGGTAATCAAATTTCTTTGCGTCTGTATATTTGTGATCAGCATTGTTTCCAGGACGATACCATCGATAGACTGCCTGGCGTTCACCATAACAATCACCTACACATTGCTTCTCTTCGTCACCAAGATAATAAACAACGTCCTGACCCAATACCATTGAGCCAGGACCATGGTTGTTAAATGTAATCTTATAATTGGTGCCAGGTCCACTATGATATTCATGAGAACGATAACGACCAGAAGATGGTCTTGTATATGTTCTCTTGTAATCTTTCCCGCTAATGGGATTAGGATAACTACGACCAGTCTCCAGAATATATGCTGGCATTACTCAAGTGCTTTGATTCTGTCTTCCAACATATTTAGCCTGACATATAGATCATCAAACAATTCGCGAATGTTTAGATAATCTTCATACCCCTCAGGTTTATACTTGATCATGTCCGCACCAGGCTCAGGCATCCGCCCCATTGCTTGCTCCACATTACCAATACGATTAGCCAAGTTCGTTAATGCTTGACTAAGCATCTCCATGTGCTCTTGATACTGATCCAAAAATTCATCCATAATTCATTCTCCTGAAACGCGGTTTTTCGCGATTTTTTGGAAGTGACTTTTTCACACCTCCCCCACTTCCTCAACCTTCCTCAATATAATCGACCCATCAATATCCTCAGACCATTCCAAGGTATCTCCCTCATTCCATCCCAAATCATCAATAACATCATCGGGAAATGTAATGAAGAATTCCCCATGCGCATCCATCTCTACTGGCAGTGTAAATCTCTTACTCATAGTTAATAGTAAATTGGTAACATGTATAACCTATTTGGTATATATCTCATCCACCCTTAGAACTAACTGGGTGTGCTCTACATACCAACTTCCATCTGCTTGCAAGTCCTCTATCGTAGAATCGCACATATATGGATGATGTAACATGTAATCATCTCCCAAATAGATGCCTGCATGATTCCATGCTAAACCATCACCAGAGGCGCTGTAACCGCCCTCTAAGGCGTTTAGAAATAGCCTCATGATCATTACATCCCCCACTCTAAGAATTGAGGTGTCAAATGTTTTACCCTCTTCTCCTGTATAGACTGTCGTAAGCCCTCCAAGTAACTCTGATTGTTTCTGAATATATTCAGGTCTAAACAAATACTTTTTCTCAGAAACAAAATCGTATAACTCTACGTCATACTCAGTCTGGAAGAATTTTCTCACAATCTGGTAGCATCCACCCAATGCTTTCCTATCATACCATGGGACACCCACATACTTTCCCCATTCATGATAGACCTCATCATACCTTCTTCTCATCTGTGAATTCACTCCTGTTACTAAAAAAGATGTACACTGTCTCACACAGGCACATCCAAATATATGTAAGTTCTTCTCTTATGCCGACCTGGGGGACCTCTTTCATACCTGGGAAATTTTTTAATACTGGGGTAAACGAAAAGTCGAATAATATATCGACCGCTCTGGGATACTGTTATAGCTTAGAGAGAAGGTACTTTTTAATATACGGCGCTACCGCGCTATAACATAACGGGGCAACAATAACTGTCAGATAGGGGGCAGAATACCCTGCCCCTCGTTGAGGCTTACTGTAGGCCCTTCTAGGTGTCACTCAGAGGCATATTCATAGCCCACATCATAACACAAACCCTCAGCAATGAAGTAGTCACATAGTCGTTGATATTGTGTGAGTTGTTCATTCAGTCCAGTGTCAATAAGTGTCTGGGCTAACTCAATCTGTTCATCAGCTGGGAGTGATCCTTCATCGTACATATCAAGCAGAAAGCTTAACCGTTCACTGAAACTCATTTGTTAGAATAAGCAAGGGAATCTGCTAGTGCTTGTTGATAGTTAGTGAAGGGACCATACTTAGGGCAACCATCGTAATCATAGCGCCAGAAGTGTTTATGATTCTTCTCCCAGATCTTTACACTAACTGGGGGATTTGTCTCTAGGGTGATAGTTTTATTCATAACCATTGACTCCATAATCATCGGTAAAGTTGGCATCGTAGTCATCATCAAAGAGGGCATATTCGTCCTCTGTTTGTTCACTCAAGAATTCATCAATCCAGTCACCAAAGAGTTCATCATTCATTGGTAATCCTCCTGGTCATAGTAATCCGAAGTCTTGTTCTTTCGTTGATACTTACCTGTGGAAAAGTCTGTGGAAAAGTCATCATAATAGGTGTCCCTTTTAGACCCTGAATACTGACGCTTTTCCCTGATAGATTTGGGGCGTCGAGAGTTATGCAAGTCGTTGCGTTTGTAAGTGCGACCCATGAGATGTTGTGATGTGAATGTATCTGTGAAGGACTTAGATATTATGTATGATCAATGGGGCAAAGTCAAGTGGTCTGTGAGTGTTTCTGAACTGTCCTGTTAGTGTTGACAACTCGGTGATGATGTGTTACAGTCCGAGGTCACAACATACCGCAAGGTTTCTAACAGGCTTTCTAGAGAGTTTCTAACACGATTTAATGAACACTTAACAATGTTTTTTTGTACATTTAATTTAATATAGTTTTCCACATAATTCTTGTGGAAATTGTGGAAAACTATGCGGAGAGTTAGTATAGTCTAAGCGGGCACTACATTAAAGGTCAAAGTGATACGATCTCCTGTAGGGTTTGATTCATAACCATGGGTGAGATTAGCAGGATAGATTACTGCATCACCTGCCTTGTAAGGAATAGTTGCTTCCTGAAGATTAAAGGCAGTCATGTTATTAAAAGGGAGCATCATGATAGGGAACATTGAGGAGAGAACGTTACGCTTAAACTTTAGATAACTGTGTGCCTCTTGATTATAGGCAATGAAGAACGTTCCTGAGAATAAACAATTGGAATGTTCATGTGGTGCGTATAGTGCACCTTCATGTGCTACCTCTACATAACATTCAGAAATTGCAAAGTTTGAGGCATAGTTAAGACCTGTTTCATTATGCTTGTGAGCTACATCGATCAGGGCTTGATTAAGGTCGGGGAGATCTTTTAGGATCTGGTTAGTCTTACCAATTTGTTGTACATTATGGCAGAGGACTTTACGTTCATTTAGATCAACGAAATCCTGATTTTTCATCCAGGAGAGTACAGGATCAACGAACTCTTGTAAGTTATACTTAGTGACAGGAGTCATGAAGAGACCATAAGTCTCAAACTGTACTTTATCGTTGAGGTTATCAGAAAGATTAGTCATGCTTTGATTAATTAACGGAGGTAAAGATAGGAGCCAGCCCAATCACATTTAGAGTAACACAATTCACGAGATTTGTCATCAAGGAGATTGTATCTGATGTGTTTAGCGGGTGCTTTCCATGATGCGGGTTTGTATACATCGCCTGTGGTTTTATCTATGAAAGCATGAACAGAACGCTGCTTAGATCCATTGAGATAGCGCATCACGAGGCGGAAATACTTACGTGGTGTGGAATCAAGATAGAACTCAACATCTGGACCTTGTTGATAGAGTTTGGCAATTTGTTTGGAGTGATAGTCTACATCTTGACCGATACCAATTGAGCGGTTATGTGCTTCGATTGACTGTAATTTATAATCTTCGTAGAGTGCACCAGTGAGGAGGATTGCATAATGCTCAACCAACATTTGTTGAGTCTTTTCAGGCATTGCGAGAGTGGTCATTTTGCAGTGCGTTGGATAAGATCAGCAGTGAGGTGAAGAGCTTCGCCAGTGTTATATCTTACACCAGGGAAGATAAAGAATGCAAGGACAAAAATGAGACCAATTACTTTCACTTTCTTGGGGTCAAGTGGTTTACAAGTAAGACGCTTTCTTGCCATATTAATCAACCACCACCGTAAACATAATCAATAACACCTGCTTCCTCAACTGATGCAGATTCGATAACAGTGAAAGTACCATACTCATCGAAATCTTTAGCGTGCCATTCGCTGAACTCTTTGATAAACAACTCGCGGCACTGATCTTTATTCTCAGCAGCAATAACGACCATGCCAGAAGTATAATCAGAGAGGACGTTGTTGATGATGAAGAGTTTCATGATTGAGGAGAGAAAGTGTTGATCAGTTGAGGCGCATACCAGAGAAGAAAGGCACAGTAGCGAAATTGTTGCTGCCGTCGTTAACAGTCACAAACCACTCACCTTTCTTCTGAAATACACGCTCACCACCGCAACCGTTGGCGTCGAGAATAGCATTCAGGCGGGATTTGGTGGTGACAGTCTGCCAACCACCATCAAAAAGCTCAATCCAGGTTTCACCAATGCGGGCGATGAGGTTACCATGCAGGAACACATCGCAGCTGTTGGTGTAAGAAACAACCTCAGTGTTATCCAGTTTCCAATCCTTACCATCGGCGATGGCTTGGTTCATCAGACGCTCGATCTTGCGCATGTTAGGGTTGGAGATGTGGAAGGTCCGTTGCCCTCCGATGCACTTAATATAGGGCATTTCAGGGGTCTGTGGGGGATTGGTGGACAGCTTTGCAGCTGGCACACTATTTGTTGATAGTTTGAGTGATGTCCTCAGAGTAGAAATCAGTGATCAATTCCTTGGCTTCCGCAACACTATCCGCAGAGAAAGTATAAACGTAGTGATATACAGGACCATGCTCATCTTCCTTCACTTTCTTGCGCATCTTAACGCGGAAGTTGCTGTTAGTTTGCGCATCCTCTTCGATGATAAAGAGGCTGAGACGATTCTCACCTAGAAATTCATTATCACCCACCATCCACACATACTCAACGTGGCGGGACTGATTAACAGTAACTCTAGTGCTTTCGATCATGATAGTCAAGAATCAGAATACAGAGGGATCAATCCACTTAACTTCACCCCTTAGAATCTCATCAAGAGCAGCAAGCAATTCTTTACCATTACTGGGGAAAGTGTGCAGGAAAGAGATGAAGAAATGCTTTTCAGACAATTGCTTTTGCTGTTCAGTTAGTTGCATCGGGAGTAACAGAAATTTCTTTAATGTTCAGTCCACAGAGTTGATTGTAGACCCGATTTAGAATAAGTTTATCGGCACTCTTTGCTTTTGATTTTTCATGCCAAACCGTGACACATCCATCGTAAGTCTCTACACAAACTCGATAGCTTTTCATGATTGTTATTCAGAAAGGGTTGGTCCAACGATCATACTGAGATTGCGTGATGTATCCCTCTTTGCAGAGAGAATCGGTGAAGTTGTTCCACGCTTCACGCTTTGCAACTACATCAGTCGCCCATTGTGTGCCCTTGGTTGACACTTTCCAGTTGTAACGAAACTGAGAGAGTGCCATTGTTTTAGTGATTGCCATGATCAGCGGTCGATTGCGTTAAAGAAAAAGATGATGCCACCAACTAAAAGAATGAAGGTGGCGAGAACAGAAAGATCAACAATGTTCATCAAAAGTGTGCCTCAGACCAATCAAGTTTGTCGCTGTACTTAGCGATGCCATCATAGCAGCGAGCTGCCATCATTTCATCACGCTCCTTAGTGTAAACCTTCAGAAACTCGAAGCAGTATTTGATACGCAGCTCGGGTGCAATTGCATCGAGTTGTTGTTGCTTACGCTCGCGAGCAGCGTTGTAAGCGAACATCTCACGATCTTCGATGCTCATGTTGTGGAACTGGCGGGTCATTCGCTTGCCTGTCTTTGACCCTTTAAGTATTGCACCCATCGGGGCACTTCTCAAGCGATAGTGGACACTTTCCCCAACTGGCACACTGGCTCGATTTGCTCCGCTGCGATGGTATCCTGATCAGCCCCAAGGGTCTGGCAGCCGAGAACCCTTGCCACCACTGGGCTGGATTCTTGATTTTTCTGCAATTCTGGCTGCAACGGCCTGATCCTCACGCCCGCATCTGAAACCGTAGAAAAAACCAATCTTATAACCTAGCGCCACACCTATAGCAAAAGTGCCAAACGAAACTAGACTAAACATCACAGACAACTTCAGCAGTGCAATTCCTCAGCTGACGCTTACATTCATAACGCATCTTGCTGATCTTGCTATAAAGATAATCTTTATAGTCCAGCTTATCAACTAGCTTCTCAAGATTGTCCAGCTGAATGAGTGCTAGGTGCAGTGTGGTTTCTTTATTCATTGGAGGGTGTAATTGGGAATGAAAGTGAAAACATATTCGCCATCTTCAGGATCGCGATCATCAACAATCCACTCGCTGTAGATTGCTTTCATGTCATCGATGTTATCACGAATCGCTGCAACTTGCAAACGCTCACGCATTGTGTCACTCATATTATCGATGCTAGTTTGTTTCTCGTCGATGTCGTAATCCATGATTTTGTTGTAATTAATGTGCTGGTGTAAGTTTATCAGACCATGGTAAGTTGTGGAGCTGGTTGGATGCTAAACGTACCCAATCGATCACAGTCGATAGAATAATTCGGAGGAAGAATGGAACGATCGAGAATCAGTTCCCAGAAATCTTCACCCTCTTCGATAACAGCGAAGCCGAACACACCTGCAGTTGGCATCATAAACAAGCCATGCTTTTCTGCCTCACTAGGTGTAGCAAACCCCTTGGCATTAATGTTCCACCACTTATCAGGATTGTTGGAATCGTGACCGAAGTAAACACAAATGAAGTCAGACATCGTGTTAGTTACCGTTGAGAATGTTCCAGAATTGTTTAGAGTTTGCACCAGGGATATGGGGTAATTTCTTCTCCCAATATCCCGTAACATGGCGGTGCCAAGCTATCAATACGCGAGGAGTTTTAATCATTCTTCCCAACCCATTAAACCCCATCCAGGTTGAGAATTCTCTTCATCTTCTTGCTCCCATTCAGCAATCATCTGATCACGATCTTCGTCGGTAATGTCAAAGATCTCACCAGGCATGTCTTGGATTTCGTTCCACATTTCGTCAAACATGTTTAGATTAAGTGAAGGGCGATTTGGGATTGTTTAGACTCAGATCATTGTGGTTGCGAGTGCATTATTCAGCGAGGGAGAGTGATGACGATAGCAAAACTCGCGAAGATCATTCTCACTGTAGTTCTTAAAATCTTCGGGAGTGAAAGTCCAACCGTGAAAGTCGCGATCCATTTCAGTCAGAGTGTAAGCGATGAAGCGGCGGAGGTTGTCTGCTCTGGTCATTGTCGTTGTCTGAACTGAGATCAGTATAAGGGGTCAGCGGGTGGGGGGCAGCAGGCAACGGGACACTTCGCCAGGCGTCACAAGCACCTGCCCACCCTGAGCAATGCAGCGGGCTTCGATCTTCACGTTGGCATGGTTGGTGAGAATGGCAATGCCAACTGCCACTAGCATGATCACACCAGCGAACAGAGCATAGTGAGCGAATTCATCGAAGCGGGTCATTGTGACTGTCTGTAGAATACTTTCAGAAACTTATTGTTTCAGCAAGCTCCAGCCATGGGGTTAACATTCTTCTCTTCAGTGTTAAACCCAGTCACTTCATAACCGTAGGCAATACGCTCAGCAACTTCACGCTCAAAGTCACGCTTTGTGATGCACTTGTAAGACATAGCATCAACACCACGAAACTTGAGAACCTTAAACATAAACTTGCTGCTGTCCTTCACGGGATAGTAGTCAATAACCATGGAAGGCTTGCCGTTGATCTTGGAGATTGCGGAGAGCTGCATCGGTGTTCCCTTGACGACCTTTATAGTATGGCACCCCAGAGGGGGTTCTGGGGCGCCAGGTGGACAGTTTGACCAACTGTCACATGGTGTAAAGGCGTGAGCGATAATTGTATGCAAATCTAGTGCGATTGCCATGGATTCCCCACCCCAACCAGTTCCATGAATGTTTCATGTAATAGCTAATTGAGTATCCAGGTCGCTTTAGAACTGGCTCCAACTTTCGCCACTGAGATTCATTCACCATGTACCGAAGTTGTCCTGTCAGTGTATTGGGATCGCAACCATATTTGTTACAGAAACTACCCAAACCATAGTATCTACGTGATGTGGTCCATTGGATTAATCCAAAGCCACCACTACGGCAACCTCGATAAGATGTCTTTAGACCACCCTCGCAAATCATAGGAGTGAAGTTAGACTCCTGCTTGATGTTTCCCATAACTACAGCGAGAGCATTCTTGTCTCTAATTCCCCGAGACTGAAGGAAGCTTAGAGTTTTGTTTTCATTGTAATTACAGTCAACACATTTAATGATTGGGGGAGGTGGTAAATGATTCATGTTTAGTACAATCAAAGAACAGATTTGAGACGCAGGTATGTATTCATAGAGGTAGCAAGTTCTTTACTCTTAGCAGGGCGACGCTGCCCCCACTTAAGCATCACTTTCTTACCTTTATCATTCTTCTCTCTCACACCCTCAAATCGCTCCTCATTAGTTGCGAACCATGCACCATTCTTCTGTAGAGTGAATGGCTGATTAATGGTGATAACTACACCAGAAACATCACAAATATCATAGAACACAGACTGGCCACGGTTGGTGATGTTAACGTGCGTTGCGTTCTTTACACGGGCGGAAAGAATATCATACTTGGCATTAGTTAAGGAGAAAAGATAGTTACCCTTACCAATACACAACAAGTGCTCATCAGAAACCAAACCAGTTGCTTTCTGTAGGCGATCAAGTACAATAGAATTAGGAACCCAGGAGAGAGCACAGTTTACAAGTTCGGCAACAAGAGTGCCAACCTTTTTACAATCTTTCTCCCATTGCTCACTCACATTATCCCAATATTCTGCCTCTTTGCTGTTGACGTAGAAATCACGAATAGTATCGTTGATTTTATCTAGATCATGATAGAAAGAGAGAACATTAGGATACATCTTGGAGACGATAGCATCACGCTCTTCGCGATTGCTACCCTTAAACTTTTCCCCAGTGAGAGGATTGATATAGGTTCCAGGGGTGCAGTTAGTGCTATCGAACAAGAAATTGTTCAGAGTAGAGTTAAACGTACCAGAGCACACCTGAATAGAATCAAATCCGTTCTGATAGTTCTTTACACTAACTGATACCTGCTCTCCGCTACAGAAAGTGATCAGCAAATCGCCTTTCTTTCCAATAGCGCGAAACTCAGAATCCACGCACTTAAAGTCAAACTTTTCGTTGGGATACTGTTTAATAATGTCGAGAACAATAGCAAGAGCTACGCGATCAACATTAGTACGATATTTAGACTTCAGAAACTTACCAAGAACATCGCGATCATTACAATAATCAACCCACTGCTCATTGAGAGAATCAGCAGACTGAGAGATGGAAACACCATGATACTCTGCCTCTTCCTGAAGTCGCGCAGCAAGATAGATTTCTGCTGCATCTTGGATATAGTGCTCGATAGAAGTTCCAGCACCTTGCTTTTTAGTTGTCTTTGCCATTGCAAAATCACCCATTCGTGACTACATTGATAATATAAAGGATGGGTCAACTATCTGTCAACCCATCCGTGCCAGTCTCTAAATTGTCACATGCATCAATCTCTATCGTAATGTCCGTTCTCGGTATAGCTACCAGGGACAGAATTTCCAGGTTTGCTTGTTGCCAGGACTTGCAATTCTGGGGATCGCAGCACATCATGCTTATACTCCAATTCGCTGTAAAGTTGACGCAAAAGTGATTTTACACGATCACTTGAGTCGATCTTTTCAGCAAGAATAAAAAGCTCCTCTACATGACGTTTTGCTGCCACAAGGCTATAACATTTACCAGAATTTACATCAATTCCTGTACTCATCCGAACCCTCCTCCAGTTGTTTTAGCGTCGATAACTTCGACAAGAGAACAATATTGTGGGAAGTTCCACCATGCAGTTAGAACTTCATCATAATCAGAAAGAATCTTTACAGATCCATCAGTACACCACACTTTGTATCTATGTCGATTATAGGGCTCGTTTGATGTTCTAGTAAAGTAGTCTGTTGTCATTAGTTACTATTTCCTCAGAGGAGAATTGTAGTAGCGACGAAAAGAAGTAACAACAATGATAAGCGTCGAAACCACACCAATAAGACCAAGGAAGGTGATAGCATCTCCAGAGAAAGTGTAAGTGTCAGGAGTCATTTAGCGTAGCGGCAGTTAGGGTTGGTGAGTTGTTGTGAACATTTGAGATCATAAGCCTCAAACATTCTCATGTCTCGCTGTGCGAGGAATACATTATAAGATGTAATTCCTGCTACAGCAAGAAGAATCCAAAAGACGGATGTTTTAGTCATAGTTGAGTAATTTGTCTCAACACAGATAGTATTGCACGCATCAGGGGAATTGTGGGTAAATGGTGGGCGGTTCGGCAGGTGTCACATCCCATGGAGCGATCACACCTAGCGAAACCCTGAAACCACTGGCGGGAGGTTCTCCCATATGTTTGATAGAAGAATCAAACACAATTAACCTACCTTGCTTAAACTCAATACGTTCTCCTGTCTCAAACACTGTGTCACCAGAATCACCAAAGGCATGATAAACAACTGAGGTTGCTTTTCTATCGTGATCTGTATGCATTTCTGAGATCATGTCAGGGGATTGACCATTAACCAACACTCTATGGATGTGAGAAATTGGCTCATCCTTACATATATCCTTGATAATGCATTCGTTTAGATATGCAAAGAACCAATACCAAGGTGAAGTATCAGTAAACTCATTGTTTCTGATAACTGTGTTGCCCAAGAACCTAGATTTATTATACTCACCATATGGGGCGTTGTTATAGTAGAGAGGGCAGTAGTCAGTTAACCACTCTGCTACATCTTTCACCATCCATTGTGGAAAATAGTCGTCAATTATTCTCATAGTTGTGTATATTGTGTTTTGAGTCGAAAATTAGCGGACACAGTGATCCTTTTATGGTCTGTGCGCTGCGGTTGCACAAAATGATGAAGTGTAGACGGGAAGATCAAAATATCACCTTCTCTTACATCAGGAAACCAAGTTGAGTTAGTTGGATAATGCTTACTGAAGTCACCAACGTGCATATCCTGAGATGGATTGTAGAATCCAAACTTAGCATCATGCTCGGGATCATACTGTAAGAAATAGGCACAGGAAAAGCAACAACCATCACCACCAGAATGAGTATGAACTTCCTGTGAACACTGCTGTTCATATACATTAATCCACGCTTCAGTCATGAAGAATGACACATTAGGTTTTCCATGCAATTTCATATGCATGTCCAGTAGATTGTCCTGCACAGCTGTCTCAAAGAAATCCCAAGAGAATCCTGTTTGGTTCGCTGCATTCTCAAAGGATGTTAGAACATCGCAGTTCCATTCCGAAGCATAAGAAAGTTTGCTCTCATCCAGTTCGGACAAGAGCAACTCTTTAACCTCTTGGTGATTGGCAACCTCCCCATGGTAATAGAATGGGGAGAAAAGGTTCAGTACGTTTCCCATAATCAAGCAACAATAGAGAGAGGAGGAACACCTTTGACAAAGATAGCATCAACAACATTCTGGAGACGCTTGATAACCTGAGCGCCGTAAGTCTTGTGCACGGGCACAGTCACGAAGCCAGTAGGCTTATTGTAGAAACCCCATTGGCAGGGGGTGAGCTGACCAGAACGAAGCTTAGCGGCATCTTCTTTATCTAGGCGAATGACGCGCCCGATAGTCTGAGCCATCTCAACAATGTTCAGATTACGCAGCAGAATGCAGTGGGTAAGACCAGGGACGTTGATACCCTCAGACAGAATGCTGTAGTGGAAGATGATAAACTTACGACCGTCTTCCTTCCCCCATGCAGTTAGCGTGTCGAAGAACTTCTCGCGAGAAACCTTCACACCATCGATAATTGCACCAAACTTGGAGGTAACGTGCATGACATTGTAGCCACGCTCTTTGAGTTGCATCAAGAGAGTAGTCTTGCTGATCATGTTGCCCAGAATCTTGCTGCTAGGAACAGCAACCAGAACTTTTGCAGCGTGGGTCTCATCAAGCTGGTCGATAATGTCACGCACAGTATCAGCATCAACGTCATGAACGTTGTGCTTGGTGCGAGTCAGATCGGTCTCAAAAGGAACAATTGTGGGAGGGAGAATGTGCCCCTGCTCGATAAGCTCAGGAGCAGGAACATTGCAGATAACGTTACCATACACATCAACGTTGTTCATACCACGACCACTACTGCGAGAAGTGCGAGGAGTTGCAGTAAAGAAATATGCAGCCTTAGAGTGTAGAGAACATGCTGCAGTGGGAACAAAGAAAGAACGAGAAACACTGTTATGTGCTTCATCGAAGTAAGCAACATCAATATCGATTCCAGAGTCAACAACACGACCCAGAGAATGATAGGTAGTGAAGATAATGCAAGACTCACCTGCAACACGCGCAGTATTGTTGTACAGAGCGATCTTGTCTGTCTTGGTGCTGCTGAAGTGATGAGTTTCACCACTATGAACATGCATCACATGCACAGCATTGGTATCGATAAACTGCAGGAACTCATCACAGAGCTGGTTAGCAAGCAGAATGCGAGGAGCAACAACAACAATAGTGCTGGATTGCTTGTTGATTTGGCGGATGCAATCCTGAATCATAATAATAGTTTTGCCACCACCAGTAGGGACAATTACTTGCCCTTTATCATAGCGATTCATCGCATCGAGGGCACGCTGCTGGTGGGGGCGAAGGGTGATAGCCATCAGTGAACTGCCGTTGACTCTGTAATAATACACGAAAAGGTGCCCCTAGGTCAATCCCAGGGACACCTTGCAGACTGGCACAGTGTATTGTTTAGAACAATAGCCAGAGTAAGAATAAAGCAGCACCAACAGCTAGTGCAACTTTCCATGCAGCAAAAGCTGCATATACTATAGCAGCAATTACGACCAATGCAATGATACCAAAAACCATGTCACCATCATCATCACTACCAGAACTTCCAGAGCCACCACAATGCAAAATTGCAATCCTTGCTTCACCTCCATAAGTGCTTTCAGCAATGCTGATAGCATCGTTCTCATTGATTGCATCACGAATAATTACCTCACGAAGGTAGCCAGGAGCATCAGGACGTGTGAGAGTGACTTTGTAATCAGACATTCTTTTGGGGTTGTTTCTTGTTAATAATATCTTGCAGGTACTCTTGGATTGCCTGCTTTTTCACTTCATACCACAATGGTAGATTATTGTGGTATTTCATGTCAGCTTCACCTCTACTCTCCATCAGCATCCTCACGAACACATGACATCAAATAATCAATAAAGTCCTGTTCTGTCCAATCATTAAAGATCGATTCTGCAGGATCATTCTCATCCCAAGAGATGTTAAATGATCCATCATCGTTTTCAGTTACACTAATCATCGTTTGTCAATCTCAGGTAGCATTTCGTTTCCAGGATGATCATTAACCACACCATCGTATGCTTTATTATATTGGAAATAGCTATCATCTAGTTCCAACTCATCCCACCATTGATTATACACCAAGGCGCAACACTTAGTTGTTGGGTGACGTGCAGAAGGATCACCATGTGGATATTCATTACAACAAATTGTAATGTAATCATCACAGATGAATTCTATTGGTCCTTCGATGTTCTTGTAACGAACTCGTGCACCAATACTGAGAGACTTGATGATGTTCCGCACTTCTAGTGGTACAGATTCTCCAATGAAAAGTGGTGTGGTCATGTGTCAGAGTTGTGGTTATTTGTCCTGACGAGTGAAGTATAGCAAGTGGAGCACACAGGTCAACAAAGCATAGTCCACTTAATAAACTGTCCACTCATCGAAAGTTTGCATTAATGAGTATTCTGTTTTTATGTCTAGAAGGCGAATGTCCCGTGTGCAAATATCTACCATTAAATACAATCAATCTATTTGCTTTTGGTGCCACACGTTCTAAATTACCATTATCACCCAATATAATCGTATCACCATCGCTATTGTTGACATAATATATACAAACCGTGTGTGGTTCTTGACTATCAACATGAAAAGAATGTCTATAACCTTGTGGGTTATATAGTGTCATATCTGCCCGAACACGTAAGCATTCTTTAGCATTTAGATACGATTGCATCATCTCAACCAGAGTACAGAACTCAGGATCACTTTCCGAACTTAGCCAATGATTAAAACCGTGTGCCTGAATATCATTACAACCATGGGTGAGAGTCTTCTGGTAATACCACGGAAACACACATCCATCAAGTAAAGTTAAGATTTGGTTATGGTAGTCATCATCTAGAAAATCATCAATGATTTTCAGATCTAAGCTGAAGTGCTGTTGCGATTTCATCAATCAATTTCCTCTTGTTAGTAGGAAGTTCACCACATTTTGCATAATAATCTTTCTGAAGTAGAAATAGAGCATACTTTAGCAGTTCTTTTTGCTCTTTTGTAAGAACGGCTGACCTCATTAGAAACATTGGTCTTCCCCCAAAGACTCAACTATTTAACAAACTCTAGGGCGAAAATTGACATTTAGAGCAACTCGTACACCTTTTGTAGGAGATGCAGATGCATGTGTTTGTAAACCATCAAATACAATCATCTTGCCCTTTGCTGGTTGACTCTTTTGGATCACAGAACCATCCTGAAAGAAATGTGTAGAGCCATCAGAGTCATTTACATAATATAAAGCAGTTGTATGTGGAAACTCAAAATCTACATGTGGGTTATGATGTTGCTTACCATCAGGATACAGTAAGCCCAATCGTGCTCTGTAGATATCACTGAAAGGTTGTTCAGCAATGTTTGCAATACACCTAAGAGCACTCTCAAATACATCATAATATTGAGAGGCTGGCTGATAGTCCATCACCAATACATGCGAGAAGCTACTACTATCGTAGTTTCCGATTCCCTCTTCCAACCATGTAGTTTCCCTGATGAAATACCAAGGAAATTGTGGACTTAGGCAAAGTTCTTCGATCTGATCTTCCATACATTGTGGAAGAGGATAGCTAAAACTCGATTTCATATTGTTTCCGATCAGATTCTACATCAAGAGGATACATGCAAGGAATACTCATAGACAACCTCTTGCCGCCAGGAAAGGGTTTATGATAGGTCCTAGCAGGAATATACATCACATCTCCAGGTTTGAGTGTAACATCTAGCGCAATAGTAAGTTCTTGTCCCTCTTTATCAGGCAGATAAGGTTCATCAGTCATCTCAATCAGAGCAGAGCATCTCTCCTCATATACATTCCAATGTGTTTCACCATCAATTTGACAAATAAAGTTTGGAGGAAGATCCCAATGGGCGCCAAATGATTTACTTCCCTCTTTCGCACTACCAAATATATGGGCATCACAATTGCAGTCAAACATATCCTCAATATTCTCTAGAAGATTGTCCACTGCGGCATTGTAGTGCCCATACTGTTCGATGATAAATGTATGACCTTCGTTGATCGCTTGGAATAGTTCATGCTTATGTGGCACACCCTTTTCATGCCATACCTCAAACTTTTGAGGAAGATGCAATCGCCGTCCCTCAAGATTAAGAACAGCACAACGATAATACCATGGATTGTTAAAGCAATGAGTAACAGTATCCCAGTTTACATATTGAGTTGGATTACTCAATGCTTCTCGCCACACCATAGGTTTATCACCACATTGGTATAGGCTTGGATTTAGAAATGGCAATATAAGTTTATTCATTGTACTGTATCAAATTCTCCTTCTGTAGGATCTAAAGGATAACCACTGAAATTGATACTGATAGCAATACGTTCACTATCATCATTTGGTAGTGTACGATGCTGCAGCCATGAAGGGAAGATTAGATAATCAGATCTTACTGTCTCGGCTGTGAAGTAATCGTAACTGTAACCAGAAGTTCTAGACCAATCATCGTATGGTGCATCCAAAGGACACATCCTCAGTATTTGCTCAAGTGGATTTGCAAATTGCAGATCACTAGAACCATGATTTTTTACAAAGTAATATACCACAGAAACATGTGATTTGCCCCTACCATTTACATGGGCATGTAGACCAGTTGAGTCGCCATTGGTGTGAAGATTAGCCCACATACTGTCAACATACATGTGATAATCTTTGCGATAATGAAGAACATTCTGCCAATAGTCCTTTACATCAGCCAGAAGAGGCAGTGTAAGCCAATCAAATATAGGGTTCTGAAATAAAGCACTACCACCCTCAAGTTCTGACGTAGACTTACCAGTTTCTAAAGCCCAGACACCTTTATTACAATTCCGAAACAATGAATGTAGATATTCATAGGTTTCGGAATATTGTTTAGCATTTGGTACAATGTATCCCTTTCGCACGGGGACTGAAAATAAACTAAGATCCTTTTCTCTCATGGGATTTAATAATGTCGTGCAGGTTTCTCTTATTTCTGTTTGGAATTAGATTAAAGGAAATACTGATACGATCTTCGTGTGTTTCGTTTTCTCGCACACCATGTGGAATCCAGGATGGAAATAGAACTAGCCTACCTTCTTTTGGTGGATATGTCCAGGTAGCAAATGTGTGTGGAGTTTCTGCTTTACTCAAATCTTCAGCAAGTCCAAGAGAGTGAATCACGTAGGCTTCCATTGCATTACGATGGAAACATATATGACCAGGATCTCCAGCATCTTCTGGAGGAACTTTAACATAAAAAGCACCAGACATCAATGAACCTGGATGAGTATGTGTTTCGTTATACCCACCATTGTTATTGATGTTGATCCATACATTTGCAAACTCTAGTGTAGTAACACAAGACTCAAAAGTATCGAATGCTTTGTTTGCTGATGATTTAATCTGCCTCAACAAGTTGGCAAATTCATCTTCTGTAGGCTCACCTTGGATGATCTCTTCACCAAAAAAATCAGGGGATTGATAATTCATCTTTCCCCTGTTACTACGTGATTTGCTAGGCATAGATTCAGCAATGCTATAGCAAATCTCTTGCATTTTAGCAATATCAACATCCAGATCAACCCACCAAATAGGAGTGGGAAAAATATAATCTAGATTCATCACTTAACAGAATTCAGTTTATCAGTACCAGTTTCAGTTGTGTCAGCTTCCCAATCAGCATACTTTTCATAACCAGGACGAGTGCGTACTTTAATTTTCTTACGCATCTCTTTAATCTCACTCTCAACCCAAGGCTGAGGCTCTTCACCAAGAACATATTGGCGGAAGAGATTAATAGTTTCCAAACCACCCTCAAGCTTCACAATTTCATCACGAAGAGTATTCATCTCCGTGAAATCAATTCGCGTTTCGGGGCGATCAAAGCTCATGGAAGACAGCGACTGTTGCATCTCACTGTACCTGTTAAACTTTTCCCTATGCTGATAGATCAGATTACGCCAGAGATCCTCAAGACTCTTAACTGCATCCTCAGGACTATCAACTTCATTAATCACTTCAGGTTCAGTTTCTACTTCGATTTCTTCTTCGATCACTTCAGGGAGATCAAGAGTTTGCTCTTCAGACATAATTACTCCTATAAATTGTTTGTTTTTGGAACTCGTAAGACGATGGGAGACTGTTGCACCAATCTAACATCTCTTTATTCCACTCGTCAATCCTTAGCTCTGCTGTATTCAGCTCTTGTTGATCAACTTCTGGTAAGAGATTGTTTTGTAGTCTTTTAAGACGCAACGTATGAGTATTTAGAGGATTAAATCCCATACCAGCACCAACATAGCGCAGACCATCGTTATGTGCAGGATCACCTATAAATTCATAGGCAACATGCTTTTCTGATGCCCAACGGACAAATAGATTATCCAATCCACCAGTATCAAAATCATATTGTACTTCATCACTAACAAATTTCCAATATGGGGTCTCTCTTGCCGAGAAGGCATAATGGGCTGCGATAAAGTTCTTAAATCCCTCAATCTCTAGGTCTGCAACTAAGTTTAGCATATCAACTTCAGCGCGGTTAATAATACCACCACGACCAGCAAGATTGTTACATAGACGAATAATTTGTTCATGTGTAACCAGCAAACCCGTTGCTTCTAGAGGTTCCACAAAACAGTTGGATAATCCAACCGCACACACATTCTTCACCCAAGATCTCTTATGTTTACCATTCTTAAATCGAATGGTTCTCATTTGTGCTTTATCTGCCCTATCTTTTCCTCTAGTCTTCACAAGGTATTCATACAATTCAGATTCTGGATCTTTGCAGAAAGATGAAGAGTGAACATATCCAACACCAGATCTCTCCCAAAGAGGAACATCCCAAACCCAACCATTATCAATGGCAGTGCAATTTGTTGTGTTTGTAACCTCTTTAGAAGGATCTTCGTGAGGCATGTGACATGTTACAGCTGTATCATTGAGTAGACAACCACCATCATTATGATGGAATGATACAAACTCTTCACCCATGAACTGCTCCAAAAGGAGAGACTTAAACCCAGTACAATCTACATAAAGATCATACTCAAATCTACGCCCATCGTCAGTCAGAAGAGCTGTGATGTTGCCAAAGTTATCTTTCTCACAGTCAACAACATTTCCAGTGTGATAATCAAGACCAGCTGGAATACAGATATTGTTCTTTAACCACTGACCAAACTTAATGGCATCCATATGATATGCAGTATCAATATCTGGATTCCAATAAGTATCGTCGTTTGTCAGCTTATTATGCCAAGCAAGATGCCCAACACTATTGTAAGTTCTTGCAAAGGTATCTCTGGTGAACTTATCTGGCTTTGTAAGATTTAGGGCATACCATGTCATCCATCCATGAGGAAGTGCATTCAGTCTACCTTCAGCAGTTCCGAATGGATAGTCCCATAGTTCATCTTTCTTGTAAAAATCATTAAATCGAATGTTGACCTTATATGTTGAGCCAGTGTCTTTCATCCACTGTTCATCTTTAAGATCCAATAGAGCGAAGAAATCATTAATTTGACCAAGTGTAGATTCACCAACCCCAATTATGGGATAGTCTTCACTCTCAATCAAAGAAACTTTAATGTGTGGACATAACTTAAGAAGGGCGGTAGCGGTCATCCAACCAGCAGTACCGCCCCCCACAACAAGGACATTATCTACTTTCATAAAGAATTATTGTGCTTCAGGCAGAGGTTCGGGAAGTACCATATCAGGTACATTAGGACCATATCTTCCAATACCAAATTCCTTCTGTGCATCATCGGGAATCTCAAATTCACCCAACCAGCAAGGAATATCTTCTGTATGTGGGAAAGGTTCATTTGGAAGAACTTTCTGTTTAACAACACTGGTTGTCCCATCGTCGTTCAGAACTTCCATTTCTTCATACACAACTTCAGGCTGAGTCTCCTTCACATTTTTGATGTGTTGGAAGAATTTACCTTCTTTTGCTGCTTCACCAAAGAGACCTGCTTCGATGTCTCTATAAAGCATAGAAAGTTGTGCCCCAGGATCACCATAAGCAACGATACGAAGCATCTCAGGATCGTGATAAGAAAAGTCGGGAATCCACTCCCCAAGTTCCATTTTCCAGAGATTAGTAGCATCGTCGGGAATATCCATCCACTTCAGAGAAGAACCAGGACCTGTATAGACCTCAAATTCTTCGCCTGCCTCGACAATATCTGTGATAAATCCGTCAGCGCGGACAAGTGCTCTTTTTGCCATTTTAGATCAATCGAATTCGTAGACTACAACAATACCCTGGCGACCATCGCCACCACGCTCACTATTCTTACCAGAGGAACCACCAGCACCATAAGCAGCATGGCTGCGATAACGCTGTGCCCACTGTTGCTGTCTATGTGCTGTAGGAGAAGCACCACCCCAGAAGGATGTGCCACCATGACCAAGACCAGGAGGATTACGATGACCCTGCGAAGAACCACCATAGATTCTCACCGAACCCTGATTGGGATTACCACCCAAAGCACCATCATGTTGTTGGTTTCTATTTGCACCTTGGCCACCACCAGAGGAACAATAGTTACCAAAGGAAGAAGTACCACCATTACCAGCACGACCAGAGTAATTAGTACCACCACCAGCACCACCAACAGTCACAGAGATAGAGTTAATGTTTTCCACATTAACAATAGTCTCGGTATGGCCACCAGCAGCACCAGATTCACCATAGCCACTACCACCACCGCCACCAGCAGTACACATAACCCAGATGCGTCTAATACCACTGGGCTTATTCCATGTAGAGCTACTGTTGTAGACAGAAATGGATTTAGGACCACCACCAGTTGTGATAGTTGCCCAAGACATAGAAGTTCCGTTTGTACTCAGGAACTTGCCAGACTGTCCAGACAGGGATGGAATAACTTGCGACGAGGAACCAGAAATGGTTCCGTTGATAACGATATTACTCACGGTCAGAGTACCATTCACTGTAATGGAACCAGAGGAAAGGTTAAGACCGCCAGAACCAGAAAGGTCTCTAATTGAGGATACTTTTAGGGTACTCATTGATTACTTTGTCTCCTACTTTGTTATTTATATCAAATGAATTCATAGACTACAACAATACCCTGGCGACCATCGCCACCTCTTTCGCTGTTACGACCAGAGGAACCACCAGCACCATAAGCGGCGTGTGCACGGTATCTTTGCGCCCATTGTTGTTGTCTATGTGCTGTAGGCGAAGAACCTCCCCAAAAAGAACATCCACCATGACCAAGACCAGGAGGATTTCTATGACCCTGACCAGAACCTCCATAGATTCTAACAGATCCTTGGTTGGGAGTACCACCCAGAGAACCTTCATGTTGTTGGTTTCTGTTAGCACCCTGACCACCGCCAGAAGAACAATAGTTGCCAAAGGAAGAAGTACCACCATTTCCAGCACGACCAGAGTAGTTACTGCCGCTACCAGCACCACCAACAGTCACAGAAATAGAATTGATGTTTGCAACATCCACAAAAGTCTCTGTATGCGCACCTGCAGAGCCAGATTCACCATGGCCACTACCACCACCACCACCAGCAGTACACTTAACCCAGATACGTTTTACGCCAGAAGGCTTATTCCATGTACTGCTACTGTTGTAGACAGAAATTGAGTTAGGAATACCTAAGTTCGCACTAGATGCCTGCCAAGAAATAGAAGATCCATTTGTGTAGAGGAACTTACCAGCCTGACCACTCTGGGAAGGAATAATATATCCAGAAGAACCAGAGACAGAACCGTTAATAACGATGCTATTCACCGTGATAGGACCATTTGCAGTGATAGCGCCGTTAGAAAACGACATACCACCTTGATTATTCAGATCCTTAACTTGTGCAACAGTTAGGCGAGTCATTTTTGCGTATCAATCTCCTTTTAGTTATTTAGTATATCACAATAGCTGAATGTAAATATAACCATTGCCAGCGTTGTTACCATTAGCACCAGTCTGATTTGCACCTATGTTATAGGATCCACCACCAGCTCCTTGATAACTCCAAGCTGATGCTCCACCACCAGAGTAGCCACCACCACCACCAGCACCGTTAGTTTGACCGCCACCACCGCCGCCGCCAAAACCACCATAAGCGCCACTGGTTCCACTTCCACCATTAGAACCGTTTGTAAATGATTGGCCACCCCAAGATCCACCACCATTACCAGTTAATCCGCCACCACCGCCAGCAGCACCACGACCATTACCACCACCACCATTACTACCACCACTAGCCCAAGATGTGCTAGATCCACTCTCAACATTCCAGCGTCCAACATTGCTACCACTGCCACTAAAACCAGATGGCGCACCGCCACCACCGCCAGCAGCAATAATTAGGGGAGTATTATTAGTTTTAGTAACATATGTACCACCACCGCCACCAGCATCATAACAGTTACTACCACCCTGCGCACCAACAATCATTTTCAGAACATCACCAGCACTTAAGTTAAAATCACCCCTAACATATGCACCATTACCACCCCAAGGACCCCAACAATTACTACGACCACCTCTTGCTCCGTATGTAGAAATTCTATAAGTCCCATTGGTGGGAACTGTCCAGTATTGATAACCAGAAACAACATTATAAAAGTCTTGATTGTTTTTCCAGCTATCAACACCAGAACCAGTTAGGGTATTTAAGGCAGAAGCGTAGTTTGTAGCTGTTCTAGTAGCATTCCCATGACCAAATCTAGCGTCAACAAAATCATAAAGAGCGCCACCACCACCGAATGATAAGATTTTAGAGATTCCAATAGACATATCTTATGCGTTATCAGCGTACTGAACTTGCGTGCCAAATACTTTCCAGCTAGAACCATCAAGATACATGAAGTAATTAATCACATCATAACCAGCACCAACAGTTAGATTGGCACTGTAGTTTGTAATTGCAGTATTTCCATTCACCCTAACACCACTGATTGTTCCTGTACCATTGATTTGACGAATGATAACCTGTGCAGTGTAAACAAAGCCAGCAACTGCAGGAACATTGTTAAAGTTGATAATAAAGTTGCCGTTATAGTTTGTTGGGTTCTCTGTCAGAAAAACATTTGCTTGAGAGTGATCAACAGTAGCTACACTAGACTTAGAGAATGAAATAACTCTTTCTTTCGTCTGCCCAAACTCAAAAGTAGAACCAGCGACCATTCTCAGGTGCTGATTAACAGCAGCATTATTATAGTATCTGTATGCGCTTAGATCTTCATCAGCACCGATAAGAGTCCAAGTTGCACCACTCTCAATAGTTACTGTATAGCCATTTGCAATGGTAATAGGTGCTGCAGAGAAACCATTAGTAAACTCAACTCCACCATTAGCGTTGGGTCCAATAGTGATATTTTCACTAATAGTTGTTCCATTAGTTCTAATAATAGAACCCTCACCAAGAGAAGGTCCACCACCACCCACACTATCCCAACCAGGATTACCAGCTTGCGCATCCTGCTTATAGATTTGTGCCTCATCTTCGGTTGTATTGTACACCAGCGTACCAAAAGCTGGTGTACCCAAAGCATCGATTTGTGTTTGATTTAGGTTTGGGAGATTGAGCTGCTCTGTAATTTGCAGAGCGGTAACAATCGCTCTGGTAGAGGCATCAATCTGGTTTCCTATAATTTTGGTGGTCATTTATTCTGCTCGTAAAGTTTTAGATAACGAGTTCACGAATATGAATAGTGTCGCCAGTTGCAGGTGGTGCTGAAATAGAGAAGTCAACAGCATTACCTGTAACTGTGTAGTCCACTCCAGGGATCTGGGCAACACCATTAAGGAATACCAAAATAGAATACGCAGTGTGTCCAGGTGAGATATTAAAGGACTGCGTTACGCCATTACCACTGTAAGTCACTCCATTATTGCCGTTGGCAATACCAGTTGCTAATGAGTATTTATCTGCACAACCATATCTACCAGTGACATCCAGATTACCATCGACATAAGTATTTCCACTAATCTTCAGTCTATTGCTGGCATCAGGAGCCATACCAATACCATAATTTGTTGTCCCATTAAATCTATTGGATGTAATGGGAGTAGTATCACTCAGACCAAACTTATACCATGTCCCATTGTCATATACCCAACCAAGAGATTGACCAGGAACCCAATCAATATTGTAGCAAATATCACCGTTGTTAAAAGCAAGATTCCCTGCAAGATCAGGCAGTCCATTGAGTTCTTCAGCGAGGAAAGTTTGCTTCAGAACAGTACCATCATCATTAGAATATACAAACTTCAGAGACTGAATCTCATTCTGAGATGTCAGTTTCTTTTGCATGGTCACAGGACCAGAGAATACAGATTCTAACTGGTTAGATGCACCACCAATAACCGTCAGCTTATCAGTAAGAACCAGCTCAGAGAATGTCTCAATAGTTGTATCTTCTTCACCCAGAACATTCAGCTGTGCAATATCTTCGTTGGTGATCTGACCCGTAACTGGGTTGATAACTTGGTTACCAACGAACAGCTCACCATCAGAGTTTACACCAGAATAGTATGCAACGCCTGCCGCTTCTTTGAGTGACTGAGATAGTCTAACTTGTTCTGGTTCCAGAACCTCAACCTGTGTAGATGGGAATGCAGTTGAGTAGTTACCAGGACCGAAACCCAGATACTCAAACGTATGACCAGATGCACGAAGAATAGAATAACGACGAAGTTCGATTGCAAGAGGGGCAACAGAACCATCAGGATTCAGTCTCAGAGGAATCTTACGATCTTCTTCATCACCAAGTCTTGCGGTAACAACAATAGAATTCAGTACGTTAGATGTTGTGTTATATCCAAGGTTATTCTCACCTTCCAGAAGGAAGAATTGTGCAGTCTCCTTTGTAATAGAAAGTTGTGTGTTTACATTAGGTGTTGGTGATGCGCCATCTGTTGTTCTAACAAGACCAAGAATCTCGTTATCTGCAACAGAAACCGCTGCAGCAGGATCTGCTACTGGGTTATCTCTGTCGAATGCTGGATAGATATCTACAGTATTTTGAGAGAACGCAAAGTCGTCAAAGTTTGATGTGGATGGATTTACAGATGCAGAAAGAACTGTCAGATAATAGATACCATCAGCAACACCACGCTCAAACGTCTGGAAAGTCTCTACATCATAGATGTAGTAAGTCTTACTATACGCAGGCGAGTTAGTTTCAGACGATCTAGGTTGTAGAACGAAACCTGTAATAGGTGGACGAGGAATGGGGAATGCATCTTTATCCAGAACATAACGGAAACGATATGTTCTGTCGCTCAGATCACGAGCATCGGGTACACGACGGATAAAGGTTGTAGGTGTAAATCCGAGATTTTGATAGAGAGAGTTTGCCTGAAGTGTGGTATAGATAGTATTGTCAGCACCAGCCGACTCAACTTGTAGATACCACTGACCCCTATTGGGATCCCACTTGATAGGAGATTCTTCATCACCAGCACGGGTGCCAGTTACATCAGGACCAGAAGGAGAAATCTTCGCAAAGTGTGTAGTAGGTTCAGAAGCTCCAGATGCAATCAAAGCAACATAAATTCTATCAGGAGTATTAACATCATCACGTCTTGCACCAATAGTATAACCCTGAATCTTGCTGGGCGGACGACCAAGTTCAGACGTATATCCATACAGATAGAGTCTGGATGCATCTGCCTCTGAACGAGTTGCAGCAATATCAATTGTGATCCAGTTGATAGAAATTTCATCAACATCATCCAACGATTTGGGTGGAATGATGTGAGTGATTTGACCTGCCTTATCTTTAGTAAATGCTGTTGACTTAAAGCCCTTGGATCTCAGCGATGTATTACCGAAATTGGAGTTTGAGTTAGTAATAGATAGGTCACCACCACTATCACTGAAGAAGTGATCACCGAATCCCACAGCGAAGACGGACACCACCTGAATAAATGCATCATTAGAAGCTTTAATGTGTGCATGACGCCACCCCTTACGATACTCTGCAAGACCGTTAATGTGAGCACCAGAACCTGCTGCTTGTGGTTCGTAGTTACCTGTGGATTGGTTATACAGCACAAATGCACGGTCATCTTTCTGGAGAGAAATACCTGTGAACTGTGCCACAACCATCGACTTAAAACCAGTCGCTTCAGCACCATCGGCGTGCATACCATTGATGCCCCACACCGATCTTAGTGACATGTTAAAGATATATGGCGACGCAGAGTCAACCGTATCAATCTCAACCTTCACGAGGATGTTAGAACCAATAGCATTACCTGAAGGTTCTGCTGACATCTGATAGGTAAACTGGTTACCTTGTGCTGATGTTACCAGGAACGATCCATTATAGAGTAGTTGATCTTGCTCAGTAGGACCAGTAACACCAGATATATTAACAGCGACACCCACGGAGAATCCATGATTCTTCGGATTACCGAGTTCGTCAACAGTAAACGCTGTAGCAGTCTGACCATTTCTGATAATCTGAGAAACAGCAAATTCGTCCGAGATAGGACCCACAATTCTGTTCTCTTCGACCCTCGCCTGCAACTGGTCTTGAGAAACAACGCCAGAAGAATCAGGAATCGTAGCGTATGCTTTGGAGATCTTCTGGTAGTAAAGGTTTAGATCATCAATATTTGCATACTCAAAGCAAGTGATTTTATGGTGAGAATAGTTTGGAGCAATAGTAGCGATATCATCACCACGATAGTAGACACCATTGGTATCACCATCAAAGAAAGATGCTTGCCAGAAATAGCAACCACCAGTTACACGGAAGATAGCAGTAGGTCCAGGTTCGTTTGTTGCTGTAATACCAAGAGAACCCTGAACTGTTGGATAAGGAACATACTTAGGGATAAACTTTGTGCGGCGAAGGTCAGAACCAACAACCGAACAACCTCTAGGAACAATAATACCACCACGGGTGGAATTAAACTTGTACAGTACGTTACTAGATGATGTCAGATCAAAGTTTGTATTGGCATCAAAAGGCTGAATATCGTTATAATCAGTTACTCCAGGTCTGTTATCCAGAACATAATCAGAAGGATACAAATAAATCGAGAAGGCGTCGAATTCGTCATTCGACAGACCCACTCGATACGAAAATCTGGCAACTTCCAAAAAGGCACGTTGCAACGTCTTAAATGGACGCAACGCTGAGTTGCCTCTATTGTCATATGCGTCCGATGCATCGAAATCATCGGGGTTCACATAGATAATGCGTCCCGTTCTCGACGTGATGATATTCTTAAGACGAGTAAGTGCCATTTATTCGGGTTCCTACTAGATGCCGTTTATCCTTTGACTATTTATTATGGTGTTGGTGTTCCACCACCAGCTTGACTCTTCTCATTGAGAACAACCACATAATCATCGGAAATAGACTCAAAGCCATCAACAAGATAACTTACAGTATTAGCTCCAGAATAAACTAGAACATTTTGACCAGGACCAACAACAATACCAGTGGTTTTATCCGAAGAATTAGCAGCTAGTGCTTTATCATAACAAATAAAATCTTCATCATTCACAAATGTCAGAGCAGTTGCACCAACTTTATCGCCAGTACCAATACTGTTCACTTGGAATGTAAGGTTTGCTGCACCACCACCACCAAGCTGAGCATCAGTAATAGTCAAAGTGTCAGAAGCTGTATAGTCTTTACCACCATTGACAAGAGTAACAGCAGCCGCACCAGAACCATCAACAACTACAGTGAAAACAGAACCACTTCCACTACCACCAGATGCTGTCACATTTTCATAAGTATTTGGTGTGCGCAGTGGATCAGCAGCACCCACGTTAGTAATATCAATGATTTTACCAGCAACAACTTCTACCATGGTGCGATTAGCATCAACCAAGGTTGGGGTATCATAGAACATATCCCCAGCAGCAAATGGTTCGGAAGCACCATCGAGAGAAATTTTAAGTACATTTCTATCAGCATCCCAATCATGCACAAAACCCCACTTACCAACAGTTACACCGTTGGGTTGGATAGTGTATGTTGTAGCGCCGATGGTGAATTGATCTGCAGCGGTAAATGGTGCACCAGAAACTTTATAAACGAAAATTTCTTCATATTGGGGGCTCAGGAAAACTTCGATTCCAAAACCATAACCGACGTTTGCATCTTCAGTATTTGGAACTGCTGGCTCTGCATATGCAAACAAATTCAGAGGAGTATTGTCATCAATGGTAATTTGGATATAGCAACCAGCTTGACCAGCAGTACCAACTTTGACTACTCCAGTAGTATACTCAGCACCAGTAAGAGTTTGAGTACCATCTTGCTCTGTAGAGAACCTCAGAGGATGACCAGTATTGCTGGCATCTTCTTGCCAATAACGATAGGTCCTTTCATTGTCAAAACGAGAATCTAGAGGATACTCATATACGTTACCAGCAGAATCGTTAGCAATAACAAACTTCTCTCTGTTCTCAACAGACTGCGAACCCTGGGTAAAAGCAACTTCGATAGATGCAAGAGAATTAGAACCCTCAACAGTCTCAAGTTCACTGAAGAAGTTCAGATAATAATCACCAGCATCTGTCAATTGAGTAATAGTAGCACCATCAGCATGGTTAACATCAGAAGTACCATATTGACCACGCTGAACAGTCAGATCATTACCAACAATTGCATCGATGAGAAGAATTTCATTGTCAATGCGAATGAAACCACCCTCAAGCAATCCTGTAGAATCGGTAACAGTTAGAGTTGTATCACCACCAGCATAAGTTGCACCTTCATTAATAGTGGTTGCTGTTGCGGAATCAATGAAACACTTTGCAAATTGTCCAGCTGGAATTGCACTAGCAGTAGTACCGTACACACCACGAGTAACTGTAAGCTCATTGGTTGTGGTGTTAATACCACCAGCATTAATCTGAATAATCTCTGTTCCTGTTACTGTAGAAGTTTCAGAAATCATCAACAGAGCATTGTCAGTAAGACCAGTGTTTCTGGATACCTGAACAGATGTTGCAACATTACTAACATCAGGGATATTCAGATACATCTGACCCAGAGTGTTGTCGAAATTATAAAGAACACCACTCAGACTAGAAGTTGCACCAGTGATAGTTTCACCATTCTCAAAGATACCAATAAGATTATCAAGAAGAACAGGAAGAGGAAGAATATTTTCTACTTTGACATATCGGTTAACGATTGCATCATCCTTAAATACATCAAGAAGTTTTGCAACTGCACCATTTACCGAAACAATATCTGCTCCAGGTGTAGCATCACTAAAAGTGATACCAGGATTAACTTTCAGTTTGTAGCTACTGATAGGATTACCTTTCTGGAAGATATATTGGCTGGGTTCGTTGCCATCAAGTGTGAGAATTTGATCATAATCACGAACAGCAGCACGATACGTTGTTGCCGATCCACTCTGATTAGTGGCGGTCAACACAGTAGATGCTGTGCTATCGATATCAACACGATAAAGTGCTGTATTTGTAGTGGCAGCGGGTTTGGACGCTGCGAGTCTTCCTGCTGTCATTTGTTAATTACCATCCTGCCTGAAAATAAGATTGGAGGCGAAGTCTACCGCCTAGAGTTGGTGCCGCAATAGGACCACCGAAACTAACGCCCACCGAGTCAATGTTGTTTGTCGAAAGAAGTGTAGCGTCGCCTGCTGGGAATCTAATAGTAACTTGCTCTTCGATATTAGAAGCATCAATATTGATAATGCCATTGACATTATCGGGGTTATTGATACTCATATATTCCATAGTCTTGTAAGCAAGCGTTTGTGTTGCTCGCTCAGCAACCAAGACATTTGGTTGAGTACCATTATTTAGAGGTTCTGCCAAACTACCTTCAGGGAAAGTGAACTGAAGATTAGTATTGCTATTCAGATTACCAAGAGCAAAGGTAATCTTCTTAGAAGCGTCTGCAGTGTCCTCAAAAATTGCACCTTTATATGTTTTGTTGGAAAGTGTTTGAGTAGAGTCTTCACCAACAACAATAACATTAAGGTCGGGAAAAGTGACTGTTCTATTCTCAGTGAGTCTAGAAGAATCGAAAATTACATATTTTGTGGGATCATTCTCATCAGTAGAAGGTGTATTTGAGAACGTGGGGTTAACCATGTTCTTGTTGTACACATTCTGCTCTGTGATGTCATCCAGAAGTGTGGATTGAGTAGAGGTAGTACCAAAATCTGGTAGACGGTAAATATGCTGACCAGGAGCATCCCAAGCATCAGTCTCAAACTTTGCAATCTTTGCAGTATCAGTAGAACCAGTGATACTCAACTCACTATCTTTAATGATAATGGTTTTATTTGTCAGTGTCTGGAATGTGTCAGCACCAACAAGAGTTGCAGAAGTGCTAGCACCTACGCTAGGAAAATCAAAACGCCTAGTACCACCAGCTGTCGATACTGTATCGACATTAAACACAACTCTCTTACCAGGATTTTGATCACCCTGTAAGTAGAAGTTAGAGTCAGTAAAGATCGACAAACCACCAACAGTAAAATATCCACTACCCTGAGGAGTAAACTCAATGTTGGCATTTGCAGATGCAGTATCTACTGCTCGGATCCCTAGTGTAGAGGATCCATCAGTGTTTTCGTTTCTACTATTGTAGAGCGCCGCACTTCCAAAAGTAATACCGATCTCACCAATAGCACTTTGGTAAACACCTGTTGCTCTGTCTAAGTCAAAAGCAAGACCAGGAGAGCTCTGACTACCAGCAGAAATAGATCTAAAAAGTTGATTAACTTTTGCCTTTCTGTTGGGAATCAGAGGATCTGAAATAACAATAGGGAGAATTGCTTCTCCCGTTACAAGTGCGTCAGCAATAGTATCGAGTTGTGAAATTCTTTTGGTTCCCACTTAGTCACCTTGATGCTGTTCTTCCAAGTTATTTATAAGTCTACTTGCCTATGACCCATGATAAGTTCCTTAAAGGTAACCATCTTTTTAAGATACTTTTGATGGTACTCAATAAGGTCATTAACTTCATCTAGAAGTGCGTCATACATGTCTTGAGAGGTAAATTCTTCATCATGAAGATATTCAGCCAAACTATCTCCAAGACGTTCTTTCATTTGCTTTTTATATTCAGCTTGCCAGTCAAAATTAATATTCGGACGACCTTCGATAGTTTGTTCCATACAACTTATTCCTGAGACAACATATATTCTACCGTATTTGCCACATCTTGCATAGCCAGTTTTAGATCATGCCTCTGCCCCGACTCTTGACGAACTATGGGACGACGATTATCCGTAAGAATCCAACGCCACTGCGCCATCTGTTCGCAATACCAGAGTTGTATCTTCATTCCTGCTTCTTTTAGGTCCTGAAAATATTTAGAATAACTTAAGAAATGCTCAGAACTAAGAGTGATCATTAAAAGAAATAGTTAACAAAAAGAAAGGGGAGAATATATTCTCCCCCACACTTCCTTCACACGGACTGCTCGGGCTGGGATCGAACCAGCGACCAAACGATTAACAGTCGTCCGCTCTACCGCTGAGCTACCGAGCAATATTCCCGCGTTCGGGATGGAGAATAGGGGAGTCGAACCCCTTACCTCCTGAATGCAAATCAGGCGCTCTACCAAATGAGCTAATTCCCCAGTGACCCCCAGGTTTGAGCATCGTTGATAGGCTTAGGGGGTGTTATTGATGGGACAAACGTGATATACCTCATAAGGATACAACAGAGGTTTGCCCTCGTTTGCTACGGCATTCTGGTTTATCTTTCCAGCGCAAGTAGCACCTCTGTCTGGGAATCAAACCCAGTTTCCAACTCCCTTGTCGGGGTGTCCTTATCAATAGACTACCAGAGGATTTAGTTGGTAGTTTACCCTTTTTATCACCCCAGACTAAGGAAACTACCAAATGGCATCTGGAGATCTTGGCGTCTTTCTAGGCTGTCTGCCTAACGACTACCAATCGAGACGGTAGGAATCGAACCTACGACCCCTGCTTCCCAAAAGCAGTGCGCTACCAAGCTGCGCTACGCCTCGTGGCGGCCCTTTTGTTAACGGGGTAGAGCCGAACCCCGTGGAAACATGAGATATGGACTCCCATATTCTTTTTCACTATGAAGAATGAAACATCATAGCGCCAGAGCCCCATAACAGAATCGAACTGTTCTCTGCAGTTTACAAAACTGCTGCATCACCACAATGCTTATAGGGCTTGTCTTTGATAATCTTGACGTGCTCTCTCACGTCTATGCACTCTGCCGTTACCTTTATTCTTTGCTCTATATGTAGGAGTTTGGGAATGACAGTTTGGACAGATAAACCTGAGATTGTCAGGACTATCATTATAGGGGTTTCCATCAATGTGGTCAACCTCTAAACTGATTGGGTTACCGTTCCATTCAGTAATCCCACAGCACGAACATTTGTAACCGTGTGTTTCTGTGAGATATTCTCTGAGTGCTACTTTGCCAGGTTTCTTACCTCCTGACAACCACTCATCAATACGTTGTTTCTTCTGAAACTCTTGTTGACAAGTGTTAGAGCAATACTTACCAGTTTTATTTGCTGGGTTATATGTAAATTCTTTAGAGCAGCAAGAACAGGTTCCTAACATAGTAGAGCATTTTATTTTATTTATAAGGTCTACTATATTAAAACCGTTGCTCTACCGCTGAGCTAATCTGGCACGTCTTGATAGTTTTCCACATAATCTTCCATATCAAATAGAAGTGGATGGCACTCTTCAGCAATCAAATAGTCTGACCATCTAAAGATATCATCCATAGAAAACTCAGGAGTAACTGTTGCTTCTGCAACAATTATTGGATCTTCAGGATCAAATCCTTCTTCCTCAAAGGTGAAGGGAACCCCAGAAATGAAGAATAACTTCACAATTCCAACGTTTTTTAGATGACAAAATTTGGAAGTTATTCTTACTTTCATCAGAAAAGTGTTGATTTACTAATATGTATAAAGCATATTAGATTATCCCTTAAATTCTTTTTCTATTTCTGCAAGTTCTTCAGAAACATATTGCCTCACACCAACAGGATCGGGTCTCCAATCTGCTGGCATTGGAAGCTCAGGAGAAACATCTTCATCTATACTAGCATATTTTTTGTATTCTGGAACAGGAACCATAAGAACAGAAGGCTTTCCATCGATGACGATTTTAAGTGTATGACCTCTCTCAACAAGTGTCAAGCAGAAGTCAAAATTTTGTTCTACTTCTTCCAGCTTAAGCTCGATAATACTACTATGCATGATTAGAAACAGTAAGTAAGTTTTTCGGAAGGAAGAGATTCTGCAATACAATTTACAGTATCAGCAAAGCCCTCGGCACCTTCTTCATCCCATCGGAATTTTACTTCCTCATCATAACCTTCATTGTCAACAACAACGATCCGTCGCTGAGGGAAGTGCATAAAAACATGATCGACGTAAGTTGTCATAAGAATTAGTTAAGCATCACAGGGAGACCGTAAATTTGTGTTGGACCAAGAGCGCAACCAAAGGCAGCAAATCCAACACCGACACCATGGGAGATGACACCCGTGGTCACCTGATTAATAATAGCACCTGATCCTGACGTGACAACCTCGCCGATGCCACCTGTAGGACTGGCCACTA